CAAACTAATATCTTTTTCATCGTACTTACCTGTGTTTCAATTTACTATTTATTCAGGAATTTTGGTATGATAATATCTGTACCGCAATGGCAGTATTCTTTTTTGCAAGTTATTTGTTTAGGTCCTACCCTAGACACATCATTTAAAATATGTCCTATAACTCCTCCCTGACCGCAACTTGCTAGACTCATTTCTCCTGTAGGATTAATAAAAATACAGTCTCCTACATTACAAGTCCAATCTGTGAAGTAGTTATATCCTTTTACTATTACTTCGTTACTATTGCAATGTGTAGAATATCCATCATCATATCTCACGAAACTAGCAGTATCGGCACGTTTATCAGGTTTAGGTAATGTTTGTTTCTGATCTGTAGTATTTTCTTCTATAAATTTTACTTTATCAGGATCACTATAATGCCATGGTCCTGTATTAGCAGTCATTTCATCGTATAAGGGAGTCCATTCTAAGAAATAGTTAGGCATTACTGTTTTCAAATAGTTCCCATACTCCACAACTTCCCAGAATCTCTCATCGTGCAACAACATCTTAGTGCTTAAATAATTTACTTTATCGCATAAGAAAATACTGTTTTCTTCGTAGCGGTCTTTATTTGCGAATTCTATGTGAAAACTAGCAACTATATCATCAAACAAATGATAATGTTTCTTCCACCATGCTAGTGGTCTAGACAAATTAGTGTTTACCGCTAAAGTAGCGTGGGGTAATTTTTCATGTAATCGTTCACATATAGGTATAAAGTTGGGCCAAGCAGTTGGTTCACCTCCTGAAAAGAAAAACTTAAAGTTTTTATAACCCGCTTCAATGTATCTATTAACAATGATTTCTAGATTCTTGTGATAAAGATCCAGACTACCCTCGTTTAACTCTGTTCCACCCCAATTGCCGGGATTACAATAACTGCATTGATAATTGCAAAAATTATTCACTTGCCAAGTTATCGAAACATATGGCTCTGGCGCGAAAATCTCAATTAATTTTCTTGTGCCCATTTATATACTTCCTCTAGTTGTGGAATAACATCTAATAATCTTTCCGATCTTACTTCATCTACTCTGTTGTTCTCTCTCATGAATTGCTTTATGCCATCTAAATTCTCTTTACCTTCATACAAAGCATATACTAGCATCTTAAATCCATTAGCGATATGTACATTATTTTTATAACGTTCCCTAGATATTTTGTAACGTTCTGCTAATTTATATCTTGTTTTTTGTGGTAGTATCTGTAAATTTGCCCACCAAGGATATGTTAAAAGATTGATTCTAGGTGCAGAATCTTCATTGATATCTATTAGTTGTTGATCAACTAACTCGTCAAAGAAATCAGGAAATTGAAATACATTCCATATACTAATAGTGGGAGTGATTTGAAATTTAGCATGAGGGACTTCTTGTTTTACCATTTTAATGTTGTTGATAATTTTATCCCAATCTGTTCCCTTACGTATGACTTCGGCATGTTTGCCCCCGCCGTCGAGACTAGCCCATATTTGTAATTTAGGGAATTTTTTCCAGTAGCCTATCAAGTTAGAATCTTTCTTATACTGTAGTGTAGAAAAATTAGTAGTATACGTTAGTTCTACTTGCTCATTTAAGTTATTGTCTATCCAATAGTCTAAACATTCATAGTGTTCAGGTTGGATAATGATTTCACCGCCCGCGAAATAAACTTCTTGAACGTCTTTTAAATGCTCTTTTAATTTTGGTAAGAACGTGTTATCATCGTTGTTATTGATAATAATCTTGTCTATCCTATGTTTATCCCATAGTTCATCTTTATTGTTGTTGCAAAGACTAGAGTATTCTTGTGCCCATTGACTAGAACAGTCTGGCCCGCAACTCCTGCACTTCATGTTACATAGATTACTAAATCTGATGTCCATGTAAGCCATCTTGAATTCATTCAATGACCCATCTTCATTGGTTGTTTCCGCGATATAGTCTAGATATTCTTCTCCCCGTCTAGTATTATGACTTTGACGCATAGTCCAAGTACCTAACTCTTCTACATCATAACATCTCTTACATATGTCTAGTGGGGCATCTTCAAGCATAGCGAGGCGAACGTCTTTGTATTGTTCAGAGTTCATCATATCTAATATCGTTTCATCTCCTGAAGGAGTTTTAGATACAGGACTAGAACTATCTGCTATGCAACAAGGTAATACGTTTTTGTTAGGCCAAGCATGAAAATGTATCCAAGGCAAAACACAAAAATGCTTACCTTCTTTCAACAATTTTTCTATTTTATCTTTGTTTATACTCATAAGTCTTGCAGTCTATTTAATTCGGGGAATATTTTCCAGAAACTTTCATTTCTTATCTTATCCATAGATGTTGTATGGGCAAAAAATGATTCTTTCGCTTCATCCCATGTATTACTTTCTTCAGCAAAACTTATAGCCGAAGTAATTAATCTATGAATTAAAGGCAAACTCTCTTTGTTTCGTGATATAAAGTTATTTAACCTGTAAGAACCTGCTAATTTAATGTCTAAAGGCAAACTTTTAGCACTATAGTATATAGGGTGAACCGCTAGATACAAACTATGATGCCAATCGTAGTGCCTCACTAGATCCCTATTTTTTAGATAGTTATAGAATTCGTCTAGTGTAGTGTAGTTAAAAAGAGATAAAACGGTGTTTATTTGAAAATCAACTTGCGGCAAGTCTCGGAATAATTTTAGATTACTTTCTACTTTACCCCAATCTGTTCCCTTACGTATATATTCTGCTCTCTCGCCATAGTGATCTATGCTGCAACTCAATTCCACCCTCTTGAAATGTTTCCATAATTCTAGAATATCATGCCTTTTATATTTGATATTGCTAGCATTGGTATTATATCTAAGTGTGGTATCTGTCCTACCTAACCTTATCATTTCTTCTAGAATAGTATAATGCTCGTCAGTAATAAGTGGCTCTCCTCCTGCGAAATATGCTAGATCAATGTGTTCTACGTGCGTTAGAACTTCTTGCAACAATGATCCAGTATCTCCATCTGCGTGTAATAGTATAGGATGATCTGGTTCGAAATTTTCTCTGTGTTCTGCTGCCCATTGACTGCTAAATTCTGCTCCACATGTCCTGCACTTAAAGTTACATATATTTGAAAATCTGATATCAAAATAACGCATCTTGAATTCTGAAACAGTACCATCTTCTTGAGTTGTAGGTACGATCTCATCAAAATACTTAGCAAAGTTATCTTTACTATAGTTCCTGAAACTATGAGGTCCTGCTTCTTCGTGCTTGTAACAAAAATTACAAATAGAATTTTTTCTATCGTTAAGCATATCTAGTCGTAGTTCTTTCATCTTAGGTGAATTAAATGCTTGCTCAAGAGATATCTCTTTAGTGTTTCCAAAAGGATTTTGATAGTCATTAGAACAGCAAGGATATATATCACCCCTAGGAGTTACATTAAGATGTAGCCATGGAAACATGCAAAATACTTTGCTTTCTTCTAGCAAGTATTTCTTATCTATACTCATAATGGATTTTCTCTGTTTGCTTTTTGGCACAACCTATAAAAATTTAACATCTCAGGATATACAGATAACATATCTGTTCCCCTGCGTTCATCTAGTTCATTGAACCAGTTATAGAAATCTCGTCTTCCCTCTATTAATTTTTCTTCTGGATATACTGTTTCAGCCATATAGTCTACAACTCTTTTAAATTTCTCATACTCAATAGTACTAAATTTCTTGCTAGACTTATCATCTACATTATCTTTCATGAATTCTAGAGTCTTATACATATAGGGCATGTATTCATCTTTGGGTAAGATATTGATATCGTATTGTATTGGCTCTCTTAGATACGGTGTATCAAATCTTACCCTATGCTGAGGATTATCAGGATGATCGTACCAATTGTACATACTTCTCCATTCTAACATTTTTTCTAGTAGCGACTGGAACGAAGTAACCGAGAAGATATTAAAAGTAATCATAAAGGTTATGGGACTGTTTGTTTTAGTCAAGTAGGTATGAAAATTCTTTTCCCATAATTCTAAGTCTAAGCCAGTTCTTATATACTCTGCGCGAGGTCCCCAGGTGTCCATACTAGTAAAAAGTTTGAAACTCTTGATGCTTCTGAAGTCAACTAAGTCTTTTACCTTTTCGCTTAAACGTTCTATCAAAGCACTTTTAGTACCTAAGTTACTATTCACGTTTAATTCTAGCCAAGGCATAGGCTCTTTTTCTAATTCATCTAACAACTGCCAAGTACTCTTGTGCATAGTGGGTTCGCCACCTGTTACTCGCATGATATTCAGAGTTTTACGCAGTTCAGGCCACCATTTCCAGAAAGCGTCTACATATGGATTTTCTTCTTCTCTCTGATATAACTTCATCCAATCTATGTCGCATCTATGATTTTTTACAGACTCTACTGGGCCGTTATCTTTGATCTCTTGATAGAATCTAGTAGAATATTTTGGATGACAATATCCGCACTTGAAATTACATTCATTACCGAAATTGATCTCTAGATACTCTGGATTTATGTTTTGATCCCACGGTCCCTTAGCAGTTTGTTCAAATCTTTCATCAGTAAAAATAGATGCATTACGTATATGCCTATCCGAGATATAGTCAGGTCCCAGTGCTTCTATGTTCCAGCAGTATTGACATCCTTCAGGTTTCTTACCCTCTAACATCATCTTGCGTTCTAGTTTCTTTTCGTTAGTGTTGTGTAGCGCAGATGGATTATCTTGTAACTCACTCAAGGGTATCTTGTGAGGTCTGGGATGATAGCATGAGTGCGTCTCACCTGACTGTAGATACATCGTCACATGATGCCATTTAGCCAGACAAAAAGTGGGAGTAGCCTGTTGTTCTACTATTACTTTTATATCTTTAATTCTTTGTGTTTCGTAACTCATTACCAACCTTCTATGCGTCTTATAACATCCATTTCTCTAACTAGAGGTCCTAGATTGTGTTTGTCTGTTAAGTAATGACGCTTGAAAAATTTACTTTGGTCTTTGTCTAGTGTGCAGATAGGTAAACCTAACTTATCTCTTAGAATAGTGCCTATCACTTCTGCTTCTACGACTGGATCTTTATCTTTATGATCTTGCCACAGTTCTGCTAGATTATCAAACCATTGCACATCAGAGTGATTCCAATCGGTAAGCATAGTCATGTAAGTGCCTAACCTAGAACCATATATAGCCCATATGCCGTTTTCTACATCTACACCTACATTTTGCCATATGGTAAGATTATTGAAGTTTCGTTTAGCAACACTTTCTTTGAAGTTTTCTACAGTAGGACGCTTTCCCCTGTCTAAACTCATTTTAACTCCTTCGCGGAATCCTGCACGCCAAGCCTGAAAAGAAGTATAATTAGGATAGGTAGTAGAATAGCAATCATGCATAGCCCAGTAAATATTATCTTTGGCTTCTAAACAAAAGTCCACTGTAGTTGTCTCGTCGCCATCGCTATGTTCATGAGTTTTCATATTTGCTACATAAGTCTTAGTCCAACTACTCATTCCACCATTACCATATCTTAACCCATTAATATGATTTGTAGCTTTCCATCTGTATTGAGCAATCTTGAAGACAGGATCTACCTTAGTGAAGTCTAGTTGTATATTAAAAAATGACTCGTCGGGCATATTGTCACCATCAACTAAAATAAATCTTTCAGTATCGCTGGCTTCTCCCGCGGCTTTATGTGCTGCATCGCTACCCTTCACTCCATCAACTCGCTTGGCCCAAGGAACCATGTTCTTTAACTTCAGCCAGAATTCTTCTTTCTGCGGTTCGTCAAAAGAGAGATATATACAATCCAAATCTGCTACGTCAACAATATCATCTGAGCTCATAAACTTTTATCTTCCAATTTTGAGTAGGCACACTATCATCATACACTAATATGTTTATATCGTCAACTGAACACTTAATGCCTTTTTCTGATGGTGTGAGTTTATTTACTATTCTGCTAGGTATGGCTCTAGATAATTTGCCATCTATTACCCTGAGATCGGGTCGAGCCTCTATAAAAACGTCTTTATCAACTACTATGAAATTACCGGGTAATTTCTCAGTAGAGTAACAAATAACTTCACCCTTTTCATCGTAATAAAGTCTATACTCAAAAGTTTGTAGTTTAGGTGCTTCCCAGAATAAGATATATTCTTCAGTATTTTCTTCAGCCATATACTGTTTCCAACTTATTTGCGAAATTTTTAACGTGATAATGTACAGGATATTGCTGAGGTATAGTATTAATTCTGAATACTTCTGGGCGCAACTCATATATAAACCCAGCAGTCCAGTCTTCAGATGGTGCCCTATTGATAAATTGCTTCATATGAACCATGCTCATCTCTTTAAATTCCGGCATGGTAGTAACTTCTGGAGACATGATGTGACTAGCCAAAGCATAAACCCAATCTGTAGTAGCAGGTTCATTCTTATTACATCTTAAAGTATCTCTGAACGTGTCCCAACTAAAAAATATGTCTTTGACTAATGAGAAAAATTCTTCTGCTTTCTTACTCTTCTTAAAATAAGTTATAGCATTGTAACAGTCTGGTAAACTGTTGTCATCAATGAACTTCCTATAATGTCTTTCATTAGATATGTCTTGTTTGAAATTTCTAATAGTAGTACATACTACGATGTCTCTTGGTTTTAAAACATCCCACCAATGATCTATGGATCTAGGCAAAAACATGTCTGCTTCTAATTTTATAGTATGATCATACGGGGATGCTTCATACACTTGAAAGTCATTAATCAATTTCCAGTCACTAGTAGTTGCTAGATCGCCGTATGGTAGATTAATCACTTTGTCAAATAATCCCCTATGTGTGGGTGAATTGGTAATTATAGAAACTTTAGCGTTTGGCATAGTTTTATAAATGCTTCTCGCTAGAACTTCAGCGCACTTAACGTAATCTGTTTTTTCAGTATTTTCTGCTAAAATTACAAATCCTTTAGACATTCATTATATCCTCTAATAGTTCTTTATTCTGTACGTGGAAATCACAATCTTTGATAGTGATGTATTCTTTCTTTATCTTACCCCTTTGCCATTTATCATAAACTATAGTGTATTCATTATCACTATCACGATATATCTTAGTGCCGGTACCAACATGAACTAAGTTCCAGGGAATCTTATGTCTGTTATCTAACAGATGTCCATATACAGTTCTTAGCGCGATTGTCAAAGAGTAGTCATTTCTATAGGGCGTAAGCAGGAAATGATATATGTTGCTGTAGTGTTCATAGTTGTTTTGAATCATTTCCATCATGTTAAAAATTTGTTGAGTTAGTTTAGTTTTCTTAAAAGAAATAACTGTAGCCCATACTGTATCAAATGCTTGACATACGCTTTCTTGTCCAGCATCAGGAGCCATCAAATAACTAGTGTTATAGTGACACAAAAAATCAGTTGTGATGTCGGGTAAAATTTTTAATTGATCTGAGTTAACTATGTAGTCTGCGTCTAGTAATATAGTGTCATCATAAGGAGTCATATCATAAACTTGATATCTTCCTTTGTTTATCCATAGACCCCAACTTCGTTTATTGCTTTTGTCTTTATCTGGTTCGGTAATAATAACATTGTCGAACTGATAGCCAGAAGAACTTAGTGTAGACTCTTTATCTGTTATTATGGTTACAGGTAAATCTAGATAGTGATTTATTCTTTTAGCAGTAAACTCTGCCATTGAATAATAATCGTATTTGGGAGAATTAAATGCGAATAGTATCGCACCTCTACTCATCGTTTAGCCTCTAACTCTTTCCATTCTTCGTGCCATTGATTAGTAACTTGTGTATACAGAGTTTTTAGTTTTTCTAAAAGTTCTTTCCTATTCACTACGACCAAATTATCAAATTTGTCTATCAAGGCGATATGGTCATCATCAAACGCATTTAAAAAATTGATAGTTGCGTAATCTGCTTTCCACAATCCACCTTGATCTGCTACGATCAATTTACTTTCGTATTTGTCTTTTAAGTATGCTTTAGCGGAATTGTGAGCGAATCGTGCTTTGATATCTGATAATAACTGTTTAGTATCCATGCTAATACTCCAAGAGTATTTAGAACTAACAGTTTAACTTAAAAAATTATTATACGTTAGCAGTTGTTACGCTGCCGGCTAGTGAAACTGTACCCCAAGTATTTGCTAGATAAGTTGTAGTTGGGTAAGTTACTGTTAGCGTAGTACGTGATCCTGCGCTAACTGCGAAACCATTTTGATCTTCATCGAAAATAGTATATAAGGTCACAACTGTTCCATTATCATTATTAGAACCTTGCGTACCATTAGTCTTTGCTATAACTCTGATGAAAGAATTTAGGTATCCAGATGGTCCTTGAGATGTGACTTGCGTGAAAATAGTAGCATTAGCAGTAGACAATCCATAATAGCCTTTTGTAGCGTCTATAGTTGGAGAGTTTCCACCACCACCTACTTTAGTTACCCCGCTAAATGTACTACCATTCACGGATATTGTTGAACTGTTTCCTAGTGATGATACTACTACAGTACCAACGTTAGAGCAAAGATTAACAAACAAAGCGTCAATTGTAGAACTGTTAACTGTTTGAGCAACAGTTATTTTTAATTGTCCGCCTGCATTGAAAAAATGTCTTGCTGCGTCAGCATTTGCGAAAGTAGCAGTATGAGTAAAAGTAGCAAAATCATTGAAAGTTGTTGCAGTAGTAACTGCGTTAGAAGTAGTTCCACTCTGACCTGCTGCGTTTAGTCTGCTTGTGTATATTGAACTTAGGTTAGTAGGAATAGCGGATCTATAAGTTATCGTGTCACCTGCTGAAGGAGCGGTAACTGCTGTTATTGAAGTTCCTTGATGGCTAGCACAATTGCTAGTATATGTAACTAGATTATTCCATTTTGCAGCAGCCACGATGTCTCCTGCTGATACTTGAGTTACTGCTGTCTGACCATATCCTGCTGCACCATTACCAGTAGCCCATACTGCGTTTAGTGTGTTTACTGCTGCTGTATTGCCATTGTTAGTAGCAGAACCTACTAGGCTGTTAAAATCACTTGCTTCAATCAGACCATATTGTGCGTAACTCATCTTTTAGTACCTTATTTTAACATCACAATTGCTTCAACTGTGCCCGGACCTGCTGTTACTTTATCTTGCAAGGACCTACCTATCGTATTAAAAGCAGTTGCTTCGCCGGGAGCAGCACCCCTGGCTATTCCATTTCCCGCACTTACCAATCTCTGGCCCTTTGTTACTGGACCAGTGACTTTAACTTGCACTCGTCCAGATACTGCGACTGGGGGATGAGTTTCGTCATCACCTGCACCTGCATTCATTAGATATGCTGCTGTATCAGAAACTACACCAAATACATCTTCTGAAAGTTCGTACTTGACCGCAGTAATTTCTCTATCTCCACCTATCTCAACCACAGTGCCTGGTTCATAAGAAGTGTCTGATTCGAAACGTTCTGCTAAGTCGGCGTATGTTGCGTTTAGTCTTGAACCTGACGTTAATGTCCAGTTACCTGTTATGTTACCACCAGTGCTTACACCACCTGTAGTAATTACGTTACCCCTGAATGTAACGCCAACGCCTGATCCAACTATACCAGTATAAGTAGGTAGATAAGCAGCAACGTTAGAGTTACTATAAGTACCTGCGAAAGATATCGGATCACCGTTTGCATACATGTACTTGTCAGTTCTTATACCATACAAGTTACCTGTGTTATCAATGTAGATACCGCCTGTATTAAAGACCATTGCAGACGCGCCAGAGCCACCTGCTGAACCAGTTACAGTCCAAACACCAGTTAGTGTGCCTGCTGTTGTAGCACCACCAGTAGTTATTGCTTGAGTAGTTAATGATGTAATATTACCATTTGTTATATTACCTGATGCTATATTGGCGCTTACAGTTACTGTGGCATAGTTTACAGTAATTGAGTTTCCAGTAATTCCGTTAGTGACTGAGATATTGTTTGCAGACAAGTTACCTGTTACAGTAACTTCACCGAATGTTGTACTACCGCCGCTAGTAGTTGCGGTAAGTGCTAACCAAGCAGCACCATTTGATTCTCCATCAGTAGGACAAATGTACATTGTAGTATCACTTGTATTGTACCACAACTGACCCCTGATCGGATTAGAAGGAGGGGTAGTATCAGCAAAATTTTCAGTAAGATGGACAAAGTTTGTATCTAGTGATTGACCATATCCTGCATAATTTCTGCCCGGTAGTCCTAAAGATGTACTCGTAGTATTAATCGTACCGTCTGCAATGGTTGTTAATACTGAACCATCTGTTTTAACTATTGTATATGCCATATCTCGTCGCTCCGTTCTTTTATTTATCTCAAATTGTAATTAGGTTAGTTAGACTCTGTATCCTCACAGTATAATCTACCTGAATCTGTCTGTTTAACGATTTTTGAACTGGGTGAAAAATTACGTGAGTTAGTAGTCTTGTTATTACTTGTCCTGAACTATCTGTACCGTAATTTGCCAGCAATCCTAGTTCGTCAAATACGAAATTAGTATCTGTTTGTGTGCTATTATCAAATGCTGCTTGCCCTGCAGGCTCGCCGTAATCTAGTAAGCATTGAACTAAAATGTCTGTATAAACCTTACCAGTAGTGTGCAAAACAGTCATTTTATTTCTAGTTGGGTCTAGATTGAACACGCTAGTATCATCTACTATTTTCTTATAAGTCTGGTTATAAAGAGCAGCATTTTGGCCAGTAGTGTTTGGGGGCAAATATGTAATAACTCCGGTTTCGTCTACAGATGCTCCACCATTTCCAAACGCCATTTCATAGATTTCTCCATAGCCCCTGCTGCTCAAAGTATCTGCTAGGGCTTCTGACATGTTCTCGTAGTTGATAGCATTCTTTTTCTCTACAAAAATTTCACCCGACTTAGGGTCAAATATTTTGAGAAATCCTTCAATTTTGTATGATATTGTGATCATTTAGTCATCTGCCCTTTTCTTAACTAATACTTCATTAGTATTTGGATCAAAAATCTTTATATGAGATGACATATAAACCCCACCAAATTCTCTAGTTTTGTTAGTGTCTCTAGAGTTATCTTTGGTTGGTTTAACGTGTTTGTCGCTCATAGATTTATTTATCATTTAGGTAATATCCACTTTAAAGAAGTTTGCTGAGTTAGTCGTACTCAATTGTAGGGGATCACCTGTTTCTTCATTCCAGTAGTAGGAATTCCAAGTCTGATTATACTCATTAGGATTCATCCTATTTGAAGATAATAATCCAAATACTTCAGAATAGTTAGGTATTACATACTGTCTTCCTGTACCGTTCTGACCCCTCTTTAGTCCCTTGACTATATTGTTCTCAAAGTCTACGGAAGTAAATCCTATGTACTCTCCGTTAATAAACACTTGATTACCTACTAGAGTAGTAATCAATAAAACATTACCTTCTGCGATATAACTACCTTCCCTGATCTTCAAGAATGGTACTAGTCCTTCTATTTCTACTAAGTAATTGTCTGGGTCAATAATCTCGCCGGTGCTTACATTAAGTACTTTAACCGTAGAAATTTGATTTTTGTCTGCTGTTAGACCTATCTTGTAGATGCCAGAAGTCACCGCAGGAGCGATAACATTTTGTTCTAATATGTTTGTGATTCTTGTTACGTCATTGACATACATCTCGGTTTCTAGTTCATACAATGCTTTAGTTAACCAAGTTCTAGATTCTGGATTTGATCTGTGTATCTGTGTCTCACCAAATCTGTCTATGTTCAATTGCCATATTTGCTCGTCTGGTGTAGCAGTTGGCACCATAGAAGTGATAGTTACAACATCACCTGGTACTACTGGAGCGAGAATGCTGACTTCGTTGGCTCTGTCTAATCTTAGTGATTCAGCAGGTACTCTGTAACCATTGACAGTTACCCAGAGTCTATCAACGTTAGTCTGTTCCCATTGAGTTACATAGCAAGAACCTGAATCAGCAGATAGAGTGAGATCGTCGCCGTATCTAGTTTCAGAAACTGTAAATGTTGTGTTGCTTAGTACATTGTTTACATAGTATACTCTACCTGCTATCAAACCACCTAGTATAGCAGTATCTAATAGACTACCTGTTTGAGTAAAGATTACTGGAGTACCAACTGTTAGTTTCTGAGTATCAGCACAAGTGATTACTCCAGCAGTTGTTGTAGCACTAGCAGATGTAGTATACATTCTGAACAAACCATATCTCCAAGCATAACCGCCACCTTCGTATGAATCGCAGTTGACTACTGGATCATTGTAAGCATTATATCCAGGATCGTATGCTTGATAATACAAGTCAAATACAGTTGAAGATATAACATGTACGTAATAAACGTCATCATTTAATTGTACTGAACCAGATATTCCACCTAATCTTACTAACTCATTTTGACTAAAGTTGTGTGCTACACCAGTAGTTACTCTTATTGCTGGTCTTTCTCCTACATAAACTACCATCACTCCTGAATCTGTAGTAAGAGCAATCTCGTTACCGTCTTCGTCTTCGATAGTGAATTCTGTACCACTTATAATGCTTCTTACAAAATAAACTCTTCCTTCTGTGTCAATACCGCCAAATGCATTGAGTGGGTCAGCAACCTTAAATTCAACAGTTTGACCTTCGATAAAGTTAGCAGTGCCTGGAGATGCTACGCAAGTAATCACGTTAGTTCCAGATGTAGAAGAAGTAGCAACCGTTATAGCGAGTGGTTCAGATAGAGTGTTAGTTACGTTCACGATGTTAGCAACTGTAATCGCATTAACTGTTGTAGTCATAGCACCTGTGTCATCATACAATTCTACTGGTTCACCACCTGGTGTCTCAGAGATTACAAACTCTGTGCTGTTTAATATTTCAACAACATAATAAGTCTGAGTGGCTACTAAACCACCTAGAGTTGGTGCTTGGAATATTATAGTATCGTTTATATTCATACCAGTAGTAGTATATCCAGACGCTAATGTTAGCCAATTTAGATTTACATCAAAATCGCTGCCATCATAACCTGCATAAGCAGTACCATCGCCTGTACCTGCACCTGTAGCAGTAAAGATTACTCCTGGAGTATTTGAAGAAGCACCTATTAATGTGAAGTCAGTAGTTCCTACTGTATCTATTACGTAGTCATTACCTATCTCAAAGTATCCAGCAGTCACTAATTCATCGTAATTGATAGATACGTGATTAGTTGCTTCAACTACTAATGACAAGAATGAAGAAGTAGCAGAACCCGCTACACCAAATATAGTGTTAAAGTACTGACGTTCAGTACTTGCATATGTAGTTACCGCAATCACGCTATTAGCAGCAGGAATAGTGTTAAACACAATGTTATTAGTAGTTGGATATATCGTGTAGTTTGATATATTTTGTCTTACACCATCTATTTCTACAACTGCGTTAGTTGGGTTATCTCCTCCAACAAAATTGCTTAGATTAAATTCTGTTTCTATACCATTTCCAGTAAACAATTCAGTTTCAGGTAATGTGTAAGAATATTGTTGAGGAACTGTTTCACCAAACAATGTATAAGCGATATAATCTGTTTCATAATAGTGAACAGTATTAAAGATCAATTTCGCATTGATGTCATTTGGTGCTAGACCGATAGCATAATCTCTAGTCACAAACATAGAGCCGCCAGTAGCATCATCTAGTGGTAGTGGGTTACCTGGATTATCTGGATCTTCTAATGTTAACTCATTAGAATCTACTATGCTTAGAACAGTATATAATGTATTAGGCTGTATCGCAGTTCCAAACATGCACATACAGAAAGTGATAGTGTCTCCGGCTGATATTCCACCTGTAGTAAGTACTGTAACAGTATTAGTTGCTGAACTAGTTCTTACTGCTCTGCTAGTTTTTCCTAACAATAGTTTCGTACCATTGTGATAAACAACAGGATCAGTCCATACTTCTCCTTGACCGGGATTGATAACAGTAGTCATTAACCCAGACTCATCAGTAACAGTAACGGTGTCACCTGCTACAGCAGATGGAGTTAGGGTATCAGATATAGTTATACTACTAGTAGCGTAACTAACTGTCTTGACAAAGTATGGAGTATCTTCTAGCAATCCACCAATAGTAAAGCCTGTAAATGATATCTGACCATTTTCAACAAATTTAGTTATATCTTCTACTACGATAGAATTAGTTAATGCTATAGTTTCAGTAGCAGTTACATAAACAGGAGATGAATCAGGTCTGATCACACCACTGCCTAGAGATATAGGTGCGCTATAATTACAGTTCAGATAAATCTCACTAAAGCCTGTTTCGTCATTGTAACGTAATGGATCTGTTCTAGTGCTTGCTTTTACTAACTGATCTCCATTACCTACTTCATACACATCTATTCTTAGTGTTTCTGGTTCTAGACCAAATGCTAGAGGATTATTAAGTATGATCTTATCGTTTATCCAATCTACTGTATAGTCTATACCTTCATATATTGAAGTGCTTAACTTAGTTACTGGATCGATAATAAATGCTGCTACTTGCATTGGGTTCTGTACTAGATCATAGAAACTATATTCAGTTTGAGTATCTGACACAGGAGTTAATACTGTTGAGTGTACGTTATATCCTACACCTGCATATTCGGTTACAAGCCAGTTGCTGCCGGGTCTAGTGTTAACCGTTAGCGTAATATTGTCATTGACTACTCCCGCTACTAATTCTTCAGGTGCATAGCCTGCCGTGAACTCATCGCCCACTACGTCATATATAGGTTCTGCTTGACCTAGATAGTTATATATGGTCCAATTGATTTGATCATTGCTACGCAATATCGTGTTATTGTGACCTACTACTGTGTACAAGCCATTAACAAATATGATGTCTCTTAGAGTTTCAGTAGTGCCTGAAGTTTCTTCTTGCCAGAAATAGCCATCAGCAGAAGTGATTATTAATCCGTTCTCACCAACTCCCATGTGTATCGCATCTTCGTCAGTGATTGGAGTTTCAGTCTCAGTAGACATTACCCAATCGGATGGATAGTTGTCTAGACCTAACATATCTACACCACCACCATAATATGATCTTCTGATAGTAGATAGCATTGGGTACTTGAACATTAAAGTCTGCCCGTTGATTGGATTAGAACCATCTAAAGTTATAGTCGAGCCTAAACCTGGATCAGTAGATAATATAACTTGTACTGATGAATATAAACTATAAATGTAATAATCAGTTTCTGTGGTAATAACATCAAATGCTGATGAGAATCTTACTCTATCACCAACTTGTAATCCTGATGTATTACCAACTGTTACAGTATTCAAGAAAGTATTAGTACTGATCACGTTAGTTTCTGTTATACCATTCCAATTTATTCCGTCTGCGCTCATGTAGATAGCACCATCTTCACCCATGATTAAGATGTTGTTTTCGTCCGCACAAACTGTGTAGAATCCCTTATTTGTGAACTGCGCTCCTTCTTGCCAAGAATATCCACCATCGGTGCTAGTTAAGATTACGTTAGTATCTACTGATAGAGTTATGCCTGTAGTATAATCAGGTCTTAATCCTTTACCTACAGCAACTAAACCCGAGAAGCCAGGCACTTCGATGTTATCTATATAATTCAATACATAGTTTCTGCCTGAGGGCGGCTGATATACTCTTCTCCATATATAAGCATCTCTACTTGCTACGATCTCGCTGCCTACTGCGATATATAAACCATCACGATAAGTAACAGAATTTAATGAAAGACCAGCAGAACTTAAAGTCTTCATATTAAATGTCTGTGTAGAATTCCAATCGTAGTCAGTATTTGTGTAATAACCCCTAGTAGTCCATGCTTGTCTGTCTGCGCTCTTGATTATTGCTGTCGCAGAATTGCTAGAAGTCATTATGTAATAGTTACCAACATACTTCAAATCTGTTATTGACAGAGGATTGTTAGAGAACTTAACTAAGTCCCAGCCAAACTGATTAGTATCAGTTGCTATAGAAGTATTGAGTGGTAAGTTAGCGGGTGCATAATAATTGCTGCCGTCCCAAGTTATCGCTACGAAATCTACATCTTCTGGTTGGAATTTTTGATCTTGTAATAAGACATCTATACCATACTGTAGACTTGGCTGGAATGGATTTCCTGAATATATGCTGTTTGGATAAGTTATTCCTGATACTACTTGAGTCAAGTCTAAACCAGGCATGTTATCAGTTGGTCTGTAGTAACCTATGACACGATCTAATCCATTCAATCTCCTATCTTCTGGGCGTAATTCTTCCCACTTACCATATATAAATTCATTGTCATTGTTTGACACTACGCAAACATAAACTCTGTTTCTAAATCTTACAATGCTCTGATTGAAGTAGAACGGTTCAGGTAAGAACGCATAAGAACCTACTTTACTTATATACATGTCAGGAGTAGAACCTGTGTAATTTACGTTGAACTGTGATCCTTGCGGTGTATCACTAATTATAATTCTATTACCTGATATGTTAATTATGTAGTAAGTTTCTCCTGCTACAATGTCTCCCACTACATCACCAGTAAAGACTACAGCATCATAGTTGTTGAACAGACTAACATCGTCTATAACTATACCAGTTAGTGTCAAATCAAACAATTGAGTGTCGTAACCTGCTAGTGCTGTACCTGTTCCTGCTCCTACTGTAGTAGCAGTAAAACTAGATACATATGCATCACCAGAAACACCTACACCTGCACCAAGCGCGACAAATGTCACATCCTGTTGAGAAGATGCTGTAATAGTTGTGCTAGATACTGTTTGTGATATATCTACTAAGTAAGTACCTGTATTACCGTCTCCAGTCAAGTATCCAATTATCTTAGTACCAGATGTTACCCCGGATCCTGAAAGTTCTTGATTGAGTCTTACAGTAGTTGTAGTTACGGTGCCTGTTCCTGTACCAGTACCTGTAGCAGTGGCTGCAAAAGATACTCCTACGTCATTATAAGGTGCTCCTACTAGTGTAAAGTCAGTAGTTCCTATAGATTCTATAGTGTATGTCTGACCTTCTATCAAATTAGTTGCTGCAACAGTAGGTGTTAGAACGTCAGTAATTGTTAATACGCCATATCCTGATAATGAACCAGTTCCTGGTGCTATCGAACCAGTAAATGTAGATCCTGCTCCTATAGCATCAAACGCTGCATCATTAGTTTTTACTGTATATAAAGTTCCGGGAACAAAACTACCCATTGTTACCAATGTAGATCCTGCTGCTGCAAAGTCTGTATCTCCAATAGATAAGATAGTATACTCTTCACCTACTAAGAACGAACCTGCGCTAACACTTTCATCAAAACCAAATATAGATGATGATTCTACAGACAATACATCAGTAGATGTATATCCAACGTAATCAAATCCTACACCGCTAACTGGAATCTGTAGTAGCGAATCTTCATATACTTCAACTTCATATGGACCTATTACTTTTAGATAGTATTGTTTTACTATGCCGGCTGGTGTGCCGTCGCATATAACGTTTACTATTCCACCAAATTCATCTATTTCAGTTATAGTAAGTGTTAAATTATTAGCAGGCTTACTTCCACCTATCAAGTTGCCAGGAATAGTGATAGTATTGTCTAAAGCAAATCCTTTTCCTACATTGATTGGATATACTCTGTAGCCGCCTATTATATAACTCACATCAAATGTTGGTGCTACCAAAGGTGTTTGATATAGAGTAGTTCCACCAATAGTACTAGTTAGTGTTAGTTCTGCTCCACCTACTGTAGAACTTGCAGTTATCCAGTATTCACCAGTACCTAACATTATTCCGGGTTCGGTTGTTAAAGTAACAGCGGCTCCACCTGGATTATCGCTAATAGTAAATTGTGTGCTGTTCACTATAGTTTTAACGTAGTAAACTCTGCCTACTGTGATACCACCTAGTCCTGTACCTGAGAATGTAATTTCCATTCCTGCGTACAGTACTGAAGTATCATCACAAGTAATTAAATTACCGCTGCTAGATGTTTGTTCGCAGATAATTTCAGTAACACCTATATCTTTAATGTAGTAAACAATATTTGCTACTAGTCCACCACCTGTTGTTGGCACTCTGAATGGGAAATTTGTGTACAAGAAATCTATACCAGAATAATTTGCTATAGTAAGTCTGTTTACACCAGCAATTGTAGCAGTAATGTCTTTTTCTACTAAATTGTCAAATGCTGCTGATAAGACGCTTGGGTAATGATCTGAAGTATTGTATAAATTAAACAACTGACCCGTTACTTGACCAGGACTTACTGGCAAGTTTACGTGCATAGTAATGTCACCCGTAGCATTAGTTAATCTTAAAGTATCTTTCTGATTAATTACAGGTGTTCTACCTGTTGCGTTAAACAGACTCAAAGGAGCAAGGTTTGGACCTTCAATGCTTATCTTCATCTCTGTATCGCTAACAATTTCTAGTATCCAATACTCTACACCTGCTTCGATACCACCAAATGTTTCTCCTGTAAATATAATTCTGTCATTAACTGAGAACCCTTCTGTGCTATCAACTACGATAGTATCAGTTGCAGCAACTGTTTCAGTAATGTCAGTCATTACAGGTTTAGTTTTCTTACCTATAGTAAATCTTTCATTATCTATAACAGTAGTAATATAATATACTTCGTTCTCTACTAGTCCACCAAATGTTTGTCCTGTAAAGAATACTGGAACATCAACATATAAACCTGTAGTTCCATTGCTGCCTGTTAAACTGATAGGTGCAGTAATAAAATTAGTGTTTGCTTGTGTTGATGTTACTTGTCTGATACCAGGATAATTTACAGTTAGTACAGCCTTGTCAATTATCTGCGCTGTATATGCTTTGAGACCTGCTGAACTTACTGTTAGTGAAGCAAGAGTCATTACAGTACCAAACTGAGTTTCAGATATCTTGAAGTCGCTGTCGTTTACTATTTCGGCTATGTAATATGTTTCATTGTTTACTAAACCAGATGTTCCTGTAGCCCCTACAAACTTTATGGGCATACCTACTTCAAAACCTACAGTAGATCCTGAAGCATTTGGCATAGAAGAATTAAACGTCAATCGTATAGTATCAGGACTTATCACACTGGATACATTTCTTTCAAATGAAGACCAGAGAATTTCTCTATTGTTTCGTACATCACTTATTTCTAATACTACACCCTGTGCTGCTGCTGTTATTAGTTCTATCGGCGGATCTTCGCTGTCAATTAGTATCGAAGAACTCGCTACATCTTCTCTGTTAGTGTACGCACCAGCAAAGAAGGCTCCATAGAATGCACCTGCTTCCCAGTCAATGACTTGTGAGTCATATGTGGTTCTGTCAAATCTCAATGTTTCAATGTTCTGTCTAACTGGGAAGGCAGTAGATATTGCTGATGCTTTGGCACCCAGATTCAATGTATGATCATCCCCAAATCCTAATACTGTTAGAGGTATACGTTCATGATCATTTACTGCGTCTCCATAACTGCTATAGAATGCTATAATACCGGTTGGTACTGTTTCTAGAACATTTATATAGTACCATTGTCCATCTTGTAAACCACCTATATTAGTACCATTACCTGCTGCTTTATATCTTACTAAGTCACCAGTTGATAGTGCTGGTGAATATATGATTAATGTATTAGAATTTTCATTTATATTTTCGCTAGAAAATACTGTAATGATAGATGGATCAATTAATATTTCAGGTAATACAGGATATCCTTTACCTGGATTTATTACTTTGATCTGTAAGACAGAATCAGCAGCCATGATCGCTTCTAGTTCTGCTTCTTCTTCAGGTTCGCCCCATAAATTAGTGTCAACATAAGCAGTAACTTTAGGAGGGTTATCGTATGATCTTCCTGTGTCAAGCAATAGTACTGGAGGAAGATCCATGTAAATTAGTTCACCGGGAATGTGATCTGTTACTTCTGTACCTTCTAGTCCCCTAGTCAAGCCTGACAAAATGTTAAGATTACGATCAACGTTAGCATAACCTATTATTTCATTACCCATCTTGAATACGCCATTAGATGGGAATCCTGAAGCATTGTCTACTACTATAGAAGGAGAAACTAGAGTAACATATGAAACTAGTTTAGTCATGTAGTAATCTACCTGACCAGTTAATGAAACTCCCCTGTTGTTATACCATTCAGTATATTCAGGTTGAGACCATATAGGATCACCATATGTATATTCATTGTATGCGTTTAAGTTAATTTTGTCCTTAACTAGAGCAGGTGTTATAAACTCATCTACTGTAGAATTATATTTTGCTGGTAAATCAAAGTCAGTAATATTACCCTCAAATACATCTAGTGCATCATAGACAAACAAGAATTCTTTTATTACTACGTGATAAGGTTTAACTTCATTAATGTAACCAGTCAAGAATTCAGAGTTGTCTGATTGAAATACAGAGATAGGTTCTAGACTTCTTACATTATGATATACATCAACCAATGAAGTTTTTGATAACCAAGGTAAGAAGTTCTGAGATTCAGTAGTTTCTGATTCAACATATTCAAACAACAATACAAGTCCTTTGTTACGATATACTAATAAATCATCTATTAAAAGTTGCTCATTTAATGCTCTGATGATCCATCTAGTTTCTTCGCTAGGATATAAATCATATACAGTAGTATCAAAGAAGTTATCACCAAATCCTAATCTTGCTTCTGCGTAATCCCACAAATATATCTTGAACTGAATAGTACCGCCTTCTAAACCTATTCTAGTAAAGATACCATTACCATCATAACGATAAGTTTCTTGCTTACCTTCACCGTTAGTTAGTACTTTACATATAGTGCTTACTGGTACATTTAGTTTTGCTAAGTCAGCATAAACATTTACTTGTACTGCTGCTTTAGTGTTATTGTTATAACCCGGTGCCCACCAGTTTATGAACTCCCAGTATTCAGGTGTGTAGTAGTATTCGCCCTTATCAAATAATACGTTTCCTTCTTCATCATATATAGGATCATTTTCTTTATATAAGAAGTCTGATAATGGTCTTACTTCCGATATCGGATACTGCTTCAACACTTCATTAGCAAAAGTTAAATAATTTCTTAGTGCTTCATATCGATTGTAAAAGAATGACTGTCTAGGACGTACCGAAACACCTGACTGTACAGATTTAGGTAGATACGGGTTGGGTACTACATCACCAAATTCATCTACGCCAGACAAACTGTCTAACATTCTGTCATATAAAGATTCTGGTCTAGTTATGTTACCAACACCGGGCAAGCCTGGCAAGAAGTCACTAGCATAATTTTGTCTAATTAGAGTAAATTCATTATGACTTGGATCATCTACACCTGTGATTGAATATCCTACGTGAAACACGCTGTCTCTAGCATTTAGATATTCGCCACAATTATATAAAGCGAAAGCGTTTGGTAAGAGCGGAGCGAAATAACTTATTCCAGACCGTTTTGGTGAATTGATGTATGCTGCTATAATTGAGTCTGCTAATGTTTTACCTATATTAGAATCAATTAAGTTTGTATTTCTAGCCCAGAAGTAGTATACTGGAACGATATTATCGGCAGCGTCTACTTTAGTACCAATCACATACTTAGTTCTATCATATGGTGTTCCTGGACCATTATAGTTTAGTGGAGGAATATTTGATGCTATCCACGTATAAACTGCTACATCGCTACCTGGAAATACTGTGCCCCAGTACTTAGCGTTATAAGCAGAATCATTTTGATGGTAGTTAACAAATCTTACATTAGTAGTATCAAACCATATTTGACCTACGTGATCTCCTCCCCATAGTTTACCAAATTGATTTGCTTCTGTGTTGTTATATCCTGCAGGATCTATATTTGATACATAGTCAATATTCTGTCTTGCTGCACCTAATATCTTTCCTTGCAATGGATCTATATAGTCTAAATTAATTTCAGTTTCGTTAGTTGCTGCGCTGAAAATCTGTGCATTCTGTATTTTGTCGATGTTGACGATAGGAGAAGATTTCCTGTGTAGACTCCAATCTTTTACTCCTGAACTATTATTATAAACAGTAACTTGACCTATATCGCCCGCTACTGTTTCACAACCAAGCATACTGTTGATTTGGAAGTTAGGTGTACCTATTATAACTTTATTATTTCTGAAGTCTAACATTCTGCCATATAAAGGTTGCTCTCCATATGACAAGTCTCTTGAGTTCACACTTTGAGCATATATGAACTTACCTACGTTATTTAGGTTCTCGTTAAAGTTAGACAAATAATCAAACATGTACACAGCACCCGCGTTAGTAAATCCATCTAACCAAGTAGTTGCGTTGTTATCAAAAATAGTGTCGTTGTCTAATTTTTCATCGTCAGTAAAATCAAATGTTACACTTGAATATCTAGTGCCAGTTGGCGCACTTACTACGAACGAATCAAACTCATTAAATTTAACTGTGTAACCAAATTGAGTTCTACCTGTAGTATGTGGGCATAATACTTTTTGTGTTTGAGTATAAACATCAAACCCAAGATCAGCAAACAAGTCTTCGCTATAACCTGTTATCAATAATTTTTCATTAGGTATAGATAAGTTCTTGTCAATCAATTCAATAATTAATTTTCCATCACTAGTTGCCATTGCATGAACATTAGTTACGTGAGTAGTATTGATAAGATTTGCTATCTGATCAGCAGTATAGTTATTAGGTAAAGTAATAGCATAACCATTGATCAACACAGTTCTTGTGTTAGTCATTTGAGCAGGTGCAGTTCCTACTACCATGCCATACTTACCGCCACCGTTAGTATATCTGTGAACTGCTCCTTCTTGGTTAGTGCTTGTCAATGCGAATGGAGCACCTACTAATATCTCAGAAGCCCATTTAGTTACGTCTACACTATGTCCAAATTGTACGCCTATCCTTTCTGGATCTCCAGTAGTTAGTGTTTGAATGAGATAGAATTTGTTGTCGTTGACTTGAATTATGTCACCTGCTCTCAACGAACTTGTGTATATAAAATTAGTTCCTACTACCGCGTAATTGTTATCATTGACTAGTCTTCCGTTTACATATACGTGTAACGGAGAGTCTTGAGAAGTTAGTGTTCCGCTAGTGATAGAACCATCTTCGAAAGTCAAGAAAGTTGCGCTGCTTCTAGATTCTTTTAATCTTATAGTTGTTGCTGTAGGATTATCATAAACATAGTAAACTTTGTTTGGTTCGATTCTAGTATCACCATATGTACCGCCAGTGAATATTACTGCGGTGTCTGCATCTATATTGTCGCCGATCTCTATCTCGCTACTTGTTACAGATACTGGTGTATAATTAGTAGTATCTGGTGTCCATGATATAGGGAACGATTGAACTGGTAGATTAAATTGGGCTTCAAAGTGCTGCCAACTTCTTTGATATACGTAGGCTTTACCTACTTTTTCTAATAAGTTATCATCAGAATCTAGTTCGGGAGCACCTACTACTAATGTGTCACCGTTGTAATCAGTAGCGATTGAATAACCAAATTTCTCGTCACCGTCTGGTAAAGATATTGTTATAGAAGTTGATAGTTTGTAAGTAACTTGTTTAGTCTTACCAGTACCAGTACCTGCGCCTGTAGCAACAAAAACGATACCCACTTTATTTTCTACTGCGCCTAATAACGTGAAGTCAGTATCACCTAATTCAGTTATCTCGTAAGTTTCACCTACAGTTAAATAACCTGCATCAAAGTCAATTGACTGTTGACTATACACATAGACTTCATTGTTTTCATAATCAGAAACATATAACCATTTCTTATCACCTGACACAGCCATTGACGTACCAAAGTTAGTAACTCCACTGGGGTTAGTTATAACTGCTTGATAAGGTATCATGCTATCATCAAGTTGTGAATCGTTAATGATGTAAGAATATATTCCGGTGTCAGGTTTTGATATAAAGATTAGATTATCTTTGTGAGCAATGCTAGTACCAAATCCTGCACCTTGTGATAATGTCTGTACTAATCTATAATTCTTAAATAGCGGACTATAAACATATCTATATGCTTCACCTAATTGTGAGTCTGTAGTCATTATTCCTAAAATTTCATTAGTAGCCACAGCAGAACCATATGCTCCACTGGATTCTTTGGTCATTTCTAATTCATATTGATAGTTTATAGACTTTCTGTAAACTCCCCAACCACCATCTCCGTTCTCATCTACCCATACTGTGTTCTTAATAAATTCGCTGTCTAGTAAAGGTAAATTAATGATGTCAGATGGCTTGTCAACTCGTTGTGATGTTAACTTTAATGCGACTCCTAATCCTGTAATTTCTCTAGTAGTAGAACGTAGATTTAAGTTAATGATTACGCGGAATTGATCTAATATCTTTTGTACATAATAGTAACCATTAACTGAACTATCGAAGTTAACGATAACAAACGGTTCATTTACAGATAGGTTATGTGGTTCTACAAATGATACAGTAGAAGTTCCATTCACATTTGACTTCACTACTGATACTTGACCAATAGATTTTGGTGTGAACACTTGCCACTTGTTGCGATAATCTGCTAACCAAGCATAGTCTCTAACATAAAAATTCGATACTGGAACTACTTCACCTGATGTGTTTACAGCAATCGACATTTGAGAGAAGAAGAAAGCAGACATCTTAACATCTTCAAAATTTACATAACCTGCATCAGGATATAATTTAGGTGCGGTATAATCTGTTACTGATAAAATATCTGGGCCTTGGGGAGGTCTAGCATAATTGTATAAACTGTACATCGGCACATACTGCTGCATGTCAGGTGTATGTACACCATTAGTTAATGCTACAGTTGCTGGATTGCCTGTTAGTAAATCTTCGTTTAGTCTAAACTCTACAAAATTCTCATTGAGTACGCCGCCGTATTCACTAGTCTTGACAGCCCAGTTTTCGTAGATATTGTAATCTATTTTTCCTTGAGGTAATTCTGCTCCCTTGAATATAGAAGCAGCACTATTAGTTCCTTTACCCTGCAACATAGTTTTGAATACGTTGATCTGAGTAACGTCTGTAAGATCAGCAACTTCTAAGTATTCTCTTGGTCTAAATCCTATTAGCGAGAAGCCTAATAGATTACCATCTTGTTCAAGATTGGATTCATATGAATTATAATATAATGAACTCTCAAAAGACCTAGTGCTTGGGTTTGGCAATAATCCTTTTTGTATTTCGTTGTATTCAGTTATCTTCCATTGTCTCTCTAAGAATGTATCACTAGGCTGCACCATTTGTAGTGATGTCCAGTACTTGTTCTTATATTTGACTATGGCTCCCTTAGTGTACTTCTCGTATCTACTCCATTCTTTTATGTTGTCTTGATTGTATATGAAACCAGAAGCAAATACTGTTCCGTCCCAGTCTGCGGTCTTAGTTCCATTTAGTGATACTCTGTTTTGTCTTAGACCTGTTATTCTATTGTAAAGAACATCGTCAAATATAGTAACGTTATCAAAAACAACACCGTGTTCAAAATTTGACATCTCAAACTGTGCTAAAGACATAGCATCACCCTTGTTGTAACAAGAAGCACTAAACGCTGTTCCATCACGTACTATGCAAAGATCATTAGTTGAGATAGGATATAAGTTTTGATTTAGTATAAAGTTCGTTTCTCTCAACGTCATTGGTTGCGGAATCAAAGATTCTTTGTTGATGAATAATATGTTGGCTGCTGGATTTAATGTAGTGATTGATCCTGCATCCCAACCAGTTTGTGCCCAATATAAGAACTGCTCTACCATATACTGCCAATCGATTGGTTTACCATCTTCAATCTGATTGAACACAAGTCCTCTCTTAGTTAATAAATTACCGTAATTTATCAAGAATTGAGACAACTCTTGCACAGTGTAAAATAATTTACCATATGGTACAACTACTTCAACTTCAGAAGGATCTACTTGTACTGTTACTTTTTGATTCTCTACTGTAATTTCTATTTGATCACTATTTGCTAGTGGCTTTAAAGTCGTGAAATATGCTTTAGTCTGCGAGTTACCGTATATCTGATAACCATCTGCTACTATCTGTACAATGACAGATGTATATTCTATTTTATCAGAAGGTTGATTATCATATAACAGTAAAGCGAAACTCTCATCTGGAATTAACAACGATGAATTTAAGTTGTTAGGTGTTCCTTTTTCTACATAATATTTTAATTGAGTCTTGTCGCTAAAGCCTGCTAAACGATGTATCAATCTTATGTCTAGATTGTCTAGCATAGTTTGAATGTTAGCCTGAGCATCAACACCTAACTGTTTCTCAAAGTCAATGATCCAATTAATGTAACTTGTTTTTGCAGTACCGTTACCATATATTTCTAAATCTTCTGGTCTTAGATGTGATCTATTATCTACTAAGTACTGCTGAAACTCTTCGCTCCAGCGGTAGTTGTCTAGATCAACAAACAAGTTATAAAAGTCTGCTGGCTTTGATAAAGCATATAATCTAGTAACATCAAACGGCCAAGTAGAACTTCTACGATATGAGAATTCTACAGGTCCTATATCTCCTACTTGCCATTCTCTTTGTACTGTGTTAGAATTGTAGAAAGAGATTAAAGTTTGTATTGGTTCTTTTAAGTTACCCTGTTCATCTACAGGAATAATGTCTAATAACCCGGGTCTTTTTAATTTTTCTATTACTATAGGGTCGCCATTATTCCAATTAATACCATTGGCTAGATCATTCCATAGCACTAAGTTGTCGCTAGTATATGGGGCTACTCCGTATCTATCTTCCCACCAATCTGGTTTCTGGGTTAGTCCAATCATTTCCCAAGGTGTAGTGTCTGGATTATATGTATCATAGAAGTAATTGTAAATACCTCTCCAATAACCCATTGGTATAGGTTGCTGATCTATCTTGTTAGTATTACCCCTATAATTATAAGTTAGTGGCTCATTAATTTGATAATACTGACGTTGATAATCTAATCTATTCTCACCTATCCAAGACAAGAATTGAGTGCTATATGATTCTAAAAATTTAGCATAATCTTTCGCAGTTTCTTGTCTAAAGAATCCGGGTAATACATCATAAGGCATTATAGGAGGTACTGTAGATAATTTGAGATTGTTGTATACTCGCATCTCAAACTCAAACAATACTTGATCTCTGAAGTCTACTAACACGTTATTAACTTGATCATAGTCTCCATACAATCTATTATATGAACCATCGTGACCTTTTATGAACCAAGTGGGGTCAATGTAATGTTCATCTAATACTACTTCTGGTTTGTATGCAGGATATATTCCTAACTTAGTTGGTGTATTTGGGACATAACTGCCATAAGTCTGATTGTACTCTCTAACAATTATCTGATCTCCTTCTTGTAATCCTACATTTACTATTACTGAAGGAGCATCGGTACTTATAGTGTAATCTTGATCTCTTACTAATTGGTAAGTGAAACCATTTCTTAGTAAGTAGAGCAATACGCTGCTGTAATTTGCTTTGCTAAAATCATATACTTTAACAAGTGGAAATATAGTAGCATCTAATGAGTTTTTAAAGTTATAAGTATTAGTCAAGTATGGCGACTGTGATGGTATCATGTCGCTCCAGAAGAAAGGTTGCTCTTGAGAACGTGAACTAGAAATAATGTCAATAGCAGTATCTAGAACATACGATGGATCGTAGTTCTGTGCAAAATCTGTTTTGTCTACTGTATCTAATAATAGATTCTTAAACTTTACATACTCTCTGCTGTTATACAAAATAGAATTAAACAAATCATGATTTCTCTTTCTGAGAAATACTGAAGGTAGTACTAAAGATGCGCTATTTTGTATAACAATGTTATTGTAAGGAACTAGATTTCCTTGATCTCTAAAACTATTTGGACCAAATATAACATCAATATTTTTCTGATAGTTAGCAACTATGTTAGCATACTGTCTTCTAATATCACCTATGTTTATAACTTCTAGATCGTCGTTGAAAGGATTATTGGTTAGATTTACAGGTAAATCATAATAACCTACTTGACTTACTTGATCGCTCAAAACTAGTACTTGAATCTTAGTTTCTTCTAAACCATTATAGTCAAAATGTATGGTTGTTGTATCTTCTGTAGTAGTGTATGTGTAATTAGCAGGAAACTGCAAACTATTGTTGACAAATAATTTTACTGAAGGCCAGTGTGGTACATCTGGATCTTCTTCAATTGCTTTGATATCACATGTATAAGTGTTAGTACCTTGATCTGGGACATAATTAAATTCAAATACTTGATATTGTGCGCTTTTAGCGATTGCTTTCTTCCAACCTAATTCTCTATTGTACTCTGTTCTAGATTCGTAATCATGAACAAATCCTGAATTAATTTTTAGCGTTACCGGAGAACCAGTAGAAACATAATCGAACGTATCAGAATTTAAAGATACGTCGAAACTGATATCACCTATGTTGTTAACGCTGCTATACTTTAATGGGAAATCTAATATAGGATCGTCTGGTCCCGAACCTATACCATATGCAAATAATTTTGTTCCCCTGAAAGATGTACCTAGATAAACTGAAGTGTCGCTGAAACTCACCCCGTTGTAATCAAAAATGTCAAACAGGGGAGGTTGATTTACATCAGTTTTTTGTTGTCCCGCTTGCCAATCTAAGCCATCATAAAGATAACTCTTACCTTTGTTATTGTAACCTCTTAATACTATTGTTTGTTCGTCAAATAGTGCGGGACTGTCGAAAGTCTCACTAAATGTTAATATAGGTCTTGACCCCGGTGTTATCGTAGACAAGTCTGCTGTAAATACTTTTGATCTTATTTCAGGATCATTATCACCAGCAAATACAATTCTTGCTCCATCAAACAACTTGTATGTTTCGTTTGGTTTACGATTTGCTACTAGTGATTGATCTGTAGTCTCTAGTATTCTTAGATAATCATCAAATACTAAAGTAAGAGTTAAAGTAGTATCACCTGATATCTCAGATATCTGCGTATCACTAGGTAGTATTCCCGTTAAATCATTAACATATTGTCCTACTAAGAATTTACCAGTTACTTGATCGCTGTCTATCGTTATTGTTGCTGTATTAATTCTTGATTCTATTTCAATATTGGGTAAACTAGTATATCCGATACTAACTTCATAAGTACCAACTCCACCTGGTGTTCCTGTTAGTTGTGAAACTATTTTCATGTTTTGTGGAATGTTGAATCCATATATGTATGATCCAGGTACAATCTCGCCTGACGTTAATGACGACACAGTTAGTGTAGTAGTAACAATCGTTCCAATAAAATTAGCACCTGCGCTATTAATAGTTGCAGAAAAATCAGTATAAACTTCTACGTCAGGATAATAATTATATAATCCTGCTACATCGGATAAAGCGTCAGTTGCTCTGTGATCAATAAAGTCTATTGGTTTCTTGCCTAGAGTACCTGACTCAAATAATTTCAAGTTTGGATAAAATTCAATGATGGGTCTCTTGGCTTTACTACTACCAGAAGTAAATCTTGATAATATAGAAGGATCATTATTATAAGTAGCCGTAGCCTCTATAACTTCTATATGGAACCAGCGATTGCTTCTAGACCATGGATTTCTGCTTAAAGCATTTCTAGCCACAGTCATGTAATCTGGATATTCGGGAACTGATAATGCGCTGTCGTAAGGAGCCATATCATAATTAGTAGAATCCCAGGGTACATCAATATCATTAGCATAATCTTCTGGTACTACCAATTCAGAAACAGGTATTAATTCTATCGCAGTACCGACACCTTCTACGTAATATTCATCTGTCAAATATTTTCTAGGTACTACGTCACCATCAAATCTTACTTTTAATCCATTAGTAAATGTGATTCCATTAGTAGAAGTGAAATTTTTCTTTCCTAATATGTCTCTTTCAACATCTAATTCATTGAAAAGATTGTTATCAACAATTTTTATCAAGCCAACTTTGTTTGGGCTGTCACCGTCTTGATAGTACAAAGTTTCTAATGGTGCTGATATATAGGGAATTCTTTGTATTACACCAAAAATATCTTTATAAAACCCTACTCCTTGATAGTTTTGTCCTAACTGTGCAGTAATTTTTTCCATAGTAGGTATAGAGCCACTAGGCACTAATCTTAACACAGGATCGCTGCCTACATATGTTATGGTATAAAAATTGTCATTTACGTTCGTGTAATAGCCTTCTTCATAAAAACCTATGTTGATATAAGCAGTAGTAGATGTAATTTCTGTAGATAAAGTTACTTCTGGTCCACCTAAAGTTTGACTAATAGTAAATGTAGATCCGCTTAGTATTTCTTTTATGTAATAAACCTGATCAGGTACTACCCCACCCAATCCACCAGAAAATACTATAGTATCATTGACAGCAAATAACGAAGTACTACCTGAAGCCATAGTAAAGAAGTTAGGTGCAGAGGCTGCTATTTGAATTTCTGTAGAAGGATCATCAAAGATAGGATTGTTAACATCATAATTAACTTCATCATTATAAGAAGATACATATCCAACTTCGTCAGGAGAGCCAGTATTGTAAAACAATACAGTTTTGCCTAGAAGTTGATTTACCCCATCAATACTTACTATCTCAGATAATTTCTTGCCATTAATTTCGCTGAATGGTTTAGTAGACACGATGTCTACTGTACTGTTACCCGGTAATAAAAATGCGTCTTGAGCGTTTGCTGGTGGTACAGAAAATGTTACAACGCCTGATGAAGCACCATTATTTGATACCCCAAATATTTCTCGTACATTTAAATTTGGATTACTCAGGCTAGTTCCACTTACTCCCGGTTCACCTTGAATCCAGAATGGACTATCTTGATTAACTGCGAAAGTATATGTGCCTCCCCTTAATAAAGTAAGGGTTGGATTAATCGCGCCTGATCCTGATCCTACAGCTCTTATGTTATAACCATTGGCTAAATCTGTTACTACGTAGTTGTTGATAGCATACACTACTGCGCTTGCTACAGTTACTGCTGGGGGACCTTCAGGTATCCAGTAGTACTGGTGATAATTAATTAACTTGTCTAATTCAGTAAAAGAATCCCAAGAATAAATTTCTGATTCAAATAAATTGTTATTATTATCTACAACGCTACCTGCTAACTCTAGCCCGTCTAACAAACCGGGATAAGTTAAGAAATCTTGTGCTGCTGACTGATCTGGACGGGTGAATACTACTCCAGGACTTAATTGATAGTCTTGTCTTACTTTAGTAGGTTCAGGTACATAGTAATCATTAGCGTCTACTCCATACCCGATCTTACTACCAACGTAGCCCTGAACTTTTAATAGTTGCGGAGGATTAACTAACTGATCTAGCGAAGCAGTAAGTATTTGCTGGTTGGGCGATGTTTGAAATATTTCTGGTAAGAAGTTAAGTGTTCTAATTCTAGCCATTTTTATCTAACCTGTAACTGATCCGGGGTCAACGCAGCGATAACTTGAATGTCATCTGCTGTAGCACCATTCACAAATATCTCATATGGAGCACACTTTATCTCATACAAATCTCCAAATGGTTTCGTTGGGTCTGCTGGTACTAATACCGCAGAATTAATTAACTCTCCTAATTGTTCGTGCAAGTAAGCACTTAATTCAGAGAAATAAAATGTATCCCCAAAGTCCCAGTTGTTTACGCTAAAGTATTCATTCATAGTTGATAATACCGCACTTTTAATCTCGCTGTTACTAGCACCTGTTGTTGAATCTTTAATTACTTTTATTGTTCCCCTTAAAGCAGGATCAGCCTTAGGACCAAATAAAGGTTTAAACACTACACTATTTAATATAACGCTATCGCTGATCATTTTGTAATCTTGCAACTTGCTGTACTCAATGTTTAGTTCTGCGATAGTAGGAGCATCTGGTTCTACTAAAGTACCAGTGGTGTCTTTGATCCAGTTTTCATATGCTGTATAATATGATTGAGTAACTAGATACAAATCTATAATGTTGGTAGTAGCAGGATCTATCCTAGTAGTATTGTTAGAATTATGACGATACTGATATCTAAATCCTTGTCTGCCTGATTTTACTGTATATTGAGGTTGCTCTACTAAAATATAAAATGGGCTAGTAATAGTTGGGTCTTGAACTGTTTTATAAAATACTCCGTTTCTTTCGCTGTCAACTACTATTTCATTGTATGCGTAAAAGACAGTTCCTAATGGATATTCATACTTGTTTACTTCTACTAGTGCTTCTGTTGGATATGTATAAACAATGTCAGCAGAAGGAACTATTTGATATCTTGATAGATTTACTGCATCTTCAATTAATTCAAAGAAAACATATTTACCTATGTTGCTGCTACCTACTTCAACACCAGTTAATTCTTCAAAAAAGTCTGGGTTGACAAAAACTTGATTATTGTTAGTATCAGTTGACGATACTTCTACTTGATAGTCGTTAGCATAACCATCTGATTCTAAAGTTTGTCCTATGATATTTACTCTGTAATCTTTACCTAATGCGTAAGTAGAATCAGGTGCTACATTAGTAGATAATACATTTACGAAATCTTGTAGTAATTTACCTGAGAAAGGATCATATACAAGTTCATCTTTTGCGAATGTAAATCTAGTGTCACTAACACTACCAAAATAATACTTTAAGGATTTGTAAGTTACAGTATACTCATTAACTGCGTTGGCTATGAATTTCACAAAATAATTTGTGTTACTCATGTCAACGTCTAGAGACCATCTTTCTTTATCAATAGTTAAAGTATTATCAAAAATCAACAAGAAATCTTTTGCTAATTCTATATTGATCAAGCATTCTTGAATAATTTCTGGTGATAAAGAATTATCAAATACTGGTATTACTTGTGTTAATATCGCACCAGCTGGTATATAACCATTAATAGTTACAGGACCGTTGCCGTTAGGAAAATTACCTTTCGCATTATTGCTACCATCTGCTATGACATTTAGAATTGTTGTCCATAAATGTGTTTTATCTGAAGCAGAAGGAATGCCTGCTATCAATCTATTATTGTTATCAAAGTAATAACCTGCAGGAGCCACAAACTTTACTAATGCTCCTATAGTCACATATTTCAGATTAGTTGAAGAATATGTTCCTAAAAATACAGGAACTGTATTCAAACTATCTATATTATAAAAATAACCATTGCTTGTATTAGCATCTACTATACTTGATTGCCAATATACAGTACCATCACCTGATGCTTCGTTGATGTTAAATCTCTTATAAAAATCAGTTGGCTGATCACCTGAATTAACGATATAATACTGATTAGTATCATTACTTGCTAAAGCAGATGATAGTGTAGAAGTTAAGAAAGAAATAATATCACTAGTATTAGTGATTGATAGTTTTAGATACCCTTCATTTTCTTCTTGATATAATGCACCGTCGTCACCAAATGAGTTGGTGCTAGAATACTTCTTAGTAGCATCTAGTAAATCAAGATTTTTAGAAACACCCACCGAGGAACGGTTAATTGCTTTACTCTTTATAATAGAACTATAATATGTATATGGGAAATTGTTGTAGTCTTCACCATTAACCATTCTGTTTTGAGTATAGAATCTAGTAGGTGCTCTTAATTTGATGTCGCTTAATGACTCTCTTGCTTGAGCATTAGAAACCGGTACTTGAAGTTCAAGACCTACTAACAACTGTTCTACTCTTCCTACTCTAGAAACATAATTAAATGATACAGTAACACCTTGCATTTCTAGTGGATCAATGGTATATGTTTCGGCATTTGTTTGTCTTAGATATGCTCTAAAATTACCTATAGGAATTTTAGAAAATACTCCGTCACCAAATATATAACTTACTTGATCGTTGAAGCGAGAATTTACAGAAAATATTTTTCTCTGAGAGGCTTCTTGTTGTAGATATGCGTCTGCATATATGTTTTCTACTTGCTGCCATAAATCTAAAGTATTGTCAGAGTTGACTTGATATAACCAAGTATCAGTATTATTGATACCCTCTATATCTATAGGTACTACTTGATTAGACACTAATTGACGAATAGAAAATTCTGAAGTTCTTAATGTGCCCTGTTTAAAATAGAAAAAGTATCCATTGTTAGGACTACCAAATCCAAGACGATCATTTCTAAACAAAAAATTAAATCTGCCGCTAGGTGCTGGGGGTAATTCATATACAGAATTAGTTCCTACAGTAGAAACACTAACTAACTCAAAACTAGTAGAAACTCCATCAATGTCTGTTTTAAATGGAGCAGTAGGTATTGTATTATTAGGAATTCTCATAGAGTATTCGCTAGTAATGACATTTAAAATTTCTGTGGTATTTCCGGGTCTGCCTATTCTTTGACTGTCGATCAATGTAGCATTTAATATAGTGTTGAATTGCTCTAGCCAATTTGGATTTGCAGGATCGTTCCATAATATAGTAGAATTGCTCAGATTAAAACCGTTAAGATCAGTAATACTCTGAGTGGTTCTAATGCTGTTGATCTTTAAATAACCCTGTCCCGCTAAGTTGCGTTTTGGGGTATATCCAACTAGATTCGCTAATTTGATTACTGAATCTCTGCGTTCAGCAGTATCTATAAAATTTTCTCTAGCATTCAAGTCATTTCTAAATGCTAGACCTTGACCCATGAATGCTATTACGTCTAGTAAAGCAATAAATTCTGAACTTTCAATATAATCGTTATAAGTTTCTGGGTAATAAATTTTCAAATAGTCTATAAAACTCTTTCTGAGAGTTTCATAATCGTAACTGCGGAAATCAGCCTCACGAAAAGTCTGATAAATTGCTTTCCAGTCATTTATACCAAATAGTGCTGCTTGTCTAGAACTTGTAGCCATATCTTATCTCTGCTAATTAATTATTTATCAAAGGTAAAAATGCTACTTTTTAAGCTAAAGAGGCAAATGTCGCTCTGCCGTCTTCTACGTCAAATGCTATTCTAGAATTGAATACATTATTGAAGGGAGTTACGGATATCTCTAATTCTACTAAAACACCGTTCTGTGCGTAATAAGTAGTAGTGTTATTTATAATAATTCTTTTATCTTGAGAAGCTACTCTTCTTATCTCAGTTTCTAACAATTTCCTAGATTCTAAATCGTTTGGTTCAAATACTATGTTCCATATCCTGCAACCATAGCCCGGATTACCTACTTTTTCACCTTCCCTGATATTCAATGCATTTATTAAATCTAATAACACCAGTTTTTCGTCAACTATTCTAAATTTTTTACCGGGAACTACTGGTTGAAGTATTGTTCCGGGAGCACCTGCATATCCTGGTCTAGCATCAGTTGTTTTAGGTCTAGAACTCTTTGTTATGCTATATGTGCCTGTGCTGATTCCAGTGGCCATAGTACCTGTAGTAGTACCTGTAGTTAAGTTAGAATTTCGTGGTGATATAGTAGTAAAAGTACTAACATAACCCGAAGTTACATTACCTGTTCCTACACCGGAAAGACCCTCTTCTGAACTTATAGGTGGGCAAGAAAACTGAGTGGAAAATCCTATATATGTTGCCATAATATTATTTATCAGTTAAAAATAGTCTACTTTATAGGCTAGCGTATACTGCGTCTACATACGCTTGATATGCCGCAACTATTCTAGGATCACCGGGTGGATAATTCCTTTCTGCTTCATTGAATGCTGCTTCTGCTTCTTCTATACTAAACACCTTATCAGATTTTTGTTGATTTTCATCTATCTTAGACTTTAGATTTTCTATTAAACCCTCAGCAGCACTTACTGCCGCGCCTGCGACTTCACCTGCAAAATTTGGCATAGGTATCTTAGGATTGCCCAACACATTGCTTATAGCAGCAGTTAAACCTGCTCTGTTAAAAGTATTAGTTCCTACTGAAGGCAATTTAATGCTAGCAGAACCACCTGATCCAAGAGCGGATATGGCTGACATTAGTTCAGTAGCAGCAGAATTAGATAAACCAAGTTGTGATAGTCCAGACGAAATGCCTCCAGATATACTATCAACTAGATTGTTAAACTGTTCATTTAATTCGGTTTCTATAGCATTATTTAATAAATTGCTAGCCTCATCCATTAACGAACTACCTAGATTATTAAGCGTATTGTTCAATGATCCAACTGCTGAATCTAAACTATCGCTAAGATTGTTTAGATTGTTTAATTGATTACCTGACAAGTCATTATTAGAATTGATCAAATTATTAACATCACTTGCTAGATCATTAATAGCACTTTGACTTTGATTTACGATGTTGTTTACTGTACTCTGACCACCTATCAGATTGTTTACTCCTGTTGCTATTGCCGAAGATAAACTAGAAGTAGCCGCCCCTACTAATGCATCACCTATATCAATTCCCTGCACCGATTCTCTTGCTTGTTTGGCTATTTCTTTTAGATTTTGTGGTACGCCTGCTTCAAAGGGCTTGAATCCCGCAGTAACCTGAGCAAATGCTGATGCTGCTATACCTTTCGCTGTTGCTGATAAACTTTCTAAACTTGGGGGTTGTTGTGCTAAATTTAGTGCAGCAGAAATAGAAGCTTTTCCGCTGGTAACGTTTTCTGCTAATGTAGCAGCAAAATTACCCGAAGCGATTTCCTTTAGTGTCGCAGCGGCGCCTGAGCCATTTATAACTGTGTTCAAAGTATTTTCTAATCCTTGAGTAACACCTGCTTGTATTATACCTGCTATCTGCGTAGGATGTTCTTTACCTGTCATTACTCCAGCAGCAGTAAAATAATTTTGTGATGCTTGAAAATTCTTGACCATAGATGAGGCTTGAGTATCTATATTATCTATGAATTGTTGTAAACTATTAACACCATCTTTACCAGTAAACAAGTTATTGGTCATAGATGCAAACGCATTAGACCCTGATTCTACTAAACTATTGACAAGTGTAGATGACCCTGGCTTCAGATATCCACCCAGTTCCATTTGTTCAGGCGTTTGACCAAACTGTCCTATAAACGCTGTTCCATCTACAATAGCACTGCCTGTTTGTGTAGCAGCGGCTGCTGGTCCATTAGCAACCGTAGTTGCTACTGCTCCCAACATGTTGCTAGTAGTATTTTGATCTAGCGCCGCGCTTGCTCCACCTACTGCTGGCATGGCTGCTCCTGCTGCTACTGAAGTAGGTATAGGAGGATCTAATCCTGCTGCTTGGTTCACCGCAGATGCTGCTGATGTAGGTGCTGCTGGTAAGTTACTAGCCGCGTCTGAATCTACTTTAGCGTCTACGCCCTGTCCTGCGTTAGCCCACGGATAATGGGCAGGGACTCTGTTAGCCACACTTAGCAGATATCCGGGAACAGCAGCCCATCCTACTGATTGATCCCATAATGTGTCTGTATGAGCAAGCAATGGTATAGGATCTACTTCTAAAGGAATAGTAGATGTGGCACCTGAATTTAAGTTTACTTTTGATCCATTAACATATGCTATAGCAACACTAGCCAATGATATGTCACCGCCTGATTCAAAACTGCAAGCATTACTAACTTTATGTGTATGTTTACCGCCCGTAGATACTTGTGAGTCTTTTCCTATCCTATGACTAAACTTCTTCTCTGTGTCAATATTTAAATTCTTGCCTGTCTTCATATTAATGTCTTCAACAGCATGAAAGTTGATATTTCTATCTGCGTGGAAGTTTAAATCACCTTGAGTTCTAAGATTGATAGAATTAGTAGCAAAAATATCTACTGTACCTTCTTTACCTAACTCTATATATGCTTGTCCGTTAGACGCTAGTATGCTTATTACTTGACCATCATCACTCATTAAAATTTGATGACCCAGCGCAGTTCTTAATCTTATTACACAATCTCTACCTATTATGTCTCCGTCGTCCATAATAAAAGAATGACCGCCCCTTCTAGCGATAACGCGCAAGTTTTCAGGTGGAGTGTCAGGGTTCGCTGCACTAGCAATGGCTGCGTCATCATAACCACCTTCATATATGGGTCTACCCGGAGTGCTTACACCGAAACCAACTCTAGAAGGGCTTTCTCTATTAGCACTACAACCTATAGCACCTCGCACAGGATCTCTTAATATACCTTGTTGGTGCATGGCCATAGCACTATAACTGTGTACTGGTTTAGCCTCATTTAAAAAGTTTAGTCCTTCTGAAAGGCCTGTATTTTGTATATTTAAATTAGTTACTGGTAATCTTGTAGCACCACCATATGAACTAGCCTCACCACCATTTAACACAACATTGTCTGAAGCACCTATCGCAGGTATCATATGAAGGGTTTCAGGATCAGGAATAGCAGCAATCACATATCCATAATCATCTTTACCTTGTATGAATATGCAAATAACTTTAGTACCTATATCAGGCGGTGAATACCACATTCCGTATGAAGTAGGATTCGCTACGAAATCTCCCCAGTTATCGTCTGATGCTTGTGGTCTTGTCACACCATAATATGGCATGGCCCAGCGAACTGTTCGCCATTGAGTAGCATCATCTGGATCAGTTCCTGTACCATAGTCTAGATATACTTGCATTCTACCCATGCGTAGAGGATCAATATTATTTTTTACTGTACCTATGATAGGATACGGCTTAGATGTAGCCCCACCGGCAGCCGGTGTGTCTGATTTCAACGGACCCTTAATTTTTGTTGTATTCTCTGCCATTGTTGTTAACCTCTTCCGTTATCTTCAGGCCTCAGTATCCCCGGCAGCAGCTGCCTCACCCTCACCCCCGCCATCCGCAGGAGGAGCATCTGTTACTTCGCCTTGTTCATTCACTACTTTTAACACTCCGCCCTTAGGAAATACTATAGGAATCATTGACATTTCCATTTCATATTTACCAGCCGAAAAATTATGCTGTACTCTGATTACTTTATAGGCTACACCCTTTATTATATTCGCTATATCTTCAGGATATTCCCAGAATTGTATAGATGTGTTAATACTAAGTAAACCGTCTCCATCTTGTTGATAGTCAACACCCTCTTTAAAATCTACTTCTACACAAACTTCAGAACCTTGAGGATTTATTTGAAATTTATCACCGCCTGCTACATCATGATAAAAATGATTATATACTCCGGTTACTGTATCTCCTATGCTACTACTTCCCGCTGTTACCTGAGGCATAGCGCACAAGAAATCAGGATCTCCTAAAACTCTCATTTTTGCAGTAGCATAAGTTGATGGATCATACAAACTAGTTAACACAGCATTTTGTGCTTGTTGACCCGGACCTGCACCGCTTTGGTTATCTCCTTGAGTTTGACCCACTTTTTTAGATATAGCTGAATCAGGTGCTACAAATTCTCCTTCTCCATCTTTATCAAATGCTATTAGATAAAAAAGATTGTTAAAATTTTGATTGTAAGAAATTATATCACTATTTTTTCCTGTAAACAAATACTCATATCTTTTATGTGGGCCAAAATAAGTATACTGATCTCCTATGTAAGCCGCAGTAATAACCGGAGTGTACATTTTAATTATTTTGTATTCTACATTCCAAGCCCAATCATTAATTTTTGGGTCCCATCTGGCAGGACTATTGGTACCTAATTGTACGCTAACCGTATACCAAGACAATTTCCTTTGGTTATCATTATCCAGAGTTTTAAAGTCTCCTGTACCAGGACCCGGTACAGGGGGTGGTGGTTGAGTTTGATTTGCTAGCAGCTTAGTTAATAATTCTCGCATATATGAACTATTTTTTATGATATCATCGATAACAAAAAGAATAGATTGGCCCGCTCTATTGATAGGTTGCCGAACATTATTTGCGGCTGCTTGAGCTGCAGCAGCTTCAGTTGATTCGGCAGCGTTTTGAATATCGGGCATAGGAAATCTAGTTTTTTGTAAATCGTCTGGATTAACCTTTGTCGCTGCTCCTATTGCCGCAGACTCTGCATCTACATAACTTATTTTATAAACGTTAGGATACGTTTTAATTCCATCTGCAACATCTTTTTCTTCTTGTTCGTTTAGTTGTTTAACCAACGACTGAAGATCCTCATCAACTGTTATACCACTTAGTGTGATATCTTTATTTACCCAACCAGTTTTTGCTCCTTGTACATCTCTGTTAGTTATTACAAATTTCATCTCATATTGGGTACCTTTAGGAGTACCTAACTGAAAAGTTATGCCTTGAATAACAACATCAAACACACGCTTAAACAAACTATTACCATCGCTAGCGGGATCTATTTCTCCCGAACTATCAAATACGTCCGATCCCTTAACTAAATTACCTTCCATGTCCCAGCCGTAAAATTTTACTTCTGCTAAAAATTGTTGTTTTATAAAACTAGCCTTGTATCCATGTTTTGCTTCTACTTCTCTTTCTAGCTTTTTCATGTTATTGATGAATGAAAAACCCATTGGTTCTGTGATCCTAAATTTAAATTCGAAACCTATAGGACCACCCTGCGCTTGGTTTGAAGCAGCAATAGTAGTTATATCTACAGTGTCTATGAAATAATCAAAAGGAATACTTTCTGCTCTGGTATAGACACTATTACTATTGTTTATACCACCGCTAGCAACTATAGGATAGGCACCATTACCTATATTTGGTACGTCTCTACATCCTGCTACAGTCCATGCAGCATAAACTTCAGGAGTAACTAGATAAAGAGTCCAGTTATAGGTATAACTTGCCATGAAACCTAAAGGATTTTTTAATCGTCTGCCGGGATACTGTGAATCTGGATTTGATGTATCTCCAACACTGAATAGAGTTTGTGATGCCGCCGGTTCTGTTGTGCTATCGTCGTCTGCCATTTAATAATCCTATAAATTCAAAGATTTCTTTATTTCATTCAGCGTTGGTATGTATATCTGTAGACCGGCTACGAAACTAAAATAAGGATCACCACCTAATCGATTAGGATTTCTAGCAGCAAACACCCACCAGTATCTGCTGTCTTGATACAAGTCGTATGCTAGATAATCTGGTCTGAATTCATACACCTTAGGTATAACATACTGAACATCAGATGCTCGGGGAGTAATTTTCCTACCTACCCAAAAATCTAGATAAGTGTTGTTAGCCAATGGTGTAAGATAATAAGGGCTAATTGATGAATAAATCTGATTTGGCATTACCAGATACCTCCTCTGCCTGGTCTACTGTATATAGCACCCGAGGCATAATCTCGTAAACTAAATTCATTACTAATGATATTTCTAGATACTACTGGCTTGCAAGTAAATGTTATAGTCATTTTTGTTGGTATATAGTTAGGTTGATTGATTACCGTAAAATTAGGTGGCGGTCTCAATCCTCCCGGGGTGATGCTATTGCCTGCACCATTCAATCTAGTAAAGGCTCTTTGCTCGATAGTACCTGCGATAGAACGATCTGCTAGTCCAATATTTTCTCCCGGTGTACATCTGATATAATCTACGTTGTTGGGATAAGTCAATTGAAATCCCGACACAACTAGTGGATGATTAGAGAAATGAAAATCTCCTACTCCTGTCAAAAACACTAGCGGTGGAGGTACACCATTGGGCGGGGCTTCGTCTTGACCATAAAACATCTTAGTAATTGATCTCCCAAAATGAATTACCGCTAACATATAAGATGCTTCTGCTGAATCTTGTGCCGTGAAATCTGCCGTGATCGTAACGTCGCCCACGTTGCTATTATTATAGAATAGATTTTTATAGTTAGCGTGAGCAGGAGTTTCTTCGTTATAGTTAGCAGAATAATTTACTGTAATAGTGGGGAGGTAAGGAAAAACAATACCATTGGTTGCCCTTAGTGGAGACATTATATCGCCGGTTAAACCGGCAGCCTTATACAAATATTCCGAGCTGGCTGCTAAAGAAAGTCTAACTCTCCAATCTCCCTCTGATGCTGCTGCTTGCGCTTCGCTGGGTCCAGATGCTCTAGCACCGCCAGCACCTCCTCCTTCGTCTCCTTCATCGCTTCCTAAAAATTCGTTTAATCCTTCGTCAGTATCTAGATCACCGTCTAAAAATGCTGGATCTTCATCAATGATTGGAGGTTCGTCTATTAATCCTTCGGGATCTAATACATCATCAAAACCATTTGGGTCAGCGTTTGGGTCTATCTCTTGATCGGTGACCGGCGGGGGTTCGTCTATTACGGGTGCCAGTGGATCATTGGGGTCAAAATTAGGATCTATTTCTTCGCTTGTTACCGGCGGGGGTTCGTCTATTACGGGTGCTAGCGGATCTGCTACTGGATCTTGCAATGCAGGGTCTGATTCAGGTGTCACGGGCGCCGGCTCGTCTGCTACTGGTGGAGGCTCCGGTTCCGTAGCAGAATTTATTGTATCTATAATTCTTCCTAAAAGTGTTTTTGTTGATTGTATTCTAACACCAAGATAATTAATTGCCCGTACAAGAGTATTGTTATAATAGTCAATAGCAGCTTGACAATTACCTGCTGTAGCTTGGCTCAGTAAATCTCGTCCTTTAGCCTCATAATCTGCATCATATACTTGATACACTTCTACTTGGTTTAAATAATTCTTTGCCTCAAAAAGTAAGTCATCTTTATTGTTAAAAAGCAAAATTCCGGATCCGGTAGCATAGGAGTCTACTTTTAACTTTAAATCATAAGCCTCGTCATAAAGGTTCTCGACGATCCCTGTGGCACCGCGCACTTCAGCATCAAATTGTTGCATGTTACTTAATATTTCATTGCAGGTAGCCATATGTATTATTCTCTCACTAAATTAAAGACACATAAATAGCATGTCTGTGTATATTTATCATATTTAAAATCGGCGTTTTTAGATACTAAGGCTTGACATTATGCTGTCAGGTGTGTATCATTTGTGCAACAATAATATAAAGGAACTTATGTCTACAGCAAAAAGACCAGTAAACTATCTAAACAATAAAGATATATTAAAAGAAATTCACCTGAGCAAAAGTTCTTACTGTTGCTTTACTAGGGCAGAGTATCATCAATATGATTTTATAGTTGACATGCCCGAAGCCAAACTAGAAAAAAGTCTAGCATATTGTCTTAAAAGAGATACTATTAAGCAAGCCCGAGAAAACAGAGCAGCCAGATTAAGTCAAGAGACTGGCACTAAGATAGATCCAAAAGATATACCCAAGACTGATTTAGTATTCAGGGTCATGACTTGGGATCACATTCCAGTAGCCCCAAAACAACCAAGAAAAGTAATAAAAAAGAAAACAGTACAAGACATCATAGAATTTGAAGACTCTGACCAGATAGATTTTGATGAACTAGACGATAAAGATACTGCTAAAGAAGTTGATGATATGGTACATGTTAGGGTAAATTTTCCTCCGTTCCAGCACTTTAAGATAGATGAAAATAATACTTTAATTTGCGTGGGCAAATCTCATTGGACAAACGGAGTAAAGACCGGACATTTTAATAAAGATCATGGTCAATTAACTGATAAACTAGCCCGCATGTTTATAATGCTATGTGAAAAATATGCTATGAAGTATAACTGGAGGGGATATACATATAATGATGAGATGCGTAACAGCGCCATACTTCAACTAACATATGTTGGGTTACGCTTCAATGAAGCGAAATCTAGCAACCCTTTCGCTTATTATACTGCTGCTATCACTAATAGTTTTTGCAGGGTATTGAACACAGAAAAGAGAAATCAAAATATCAGAGATGACATTTTAGAAATGAATGGATTGAACCCATCGCACACTAGGCAGATGAGGGACATGAAGTTGACAGAAGAATGACCATAACTTTTGCAAAAGCAAAAATATTAACATAAGATAGTTAGATGGCCAACTTGTTTAAAAAAGCCGCTGTTTGTACTGACATACACTTTGGTTTGAAGAGTAACAGTATACAACATAACCAAGACTGTTCGGAGTTCATCGATTGGTTCATTAGCAAAGCCAAGCAAGAGAACTGCGAGACCTGCTTCTTTCTGGGTGATTGGAATCATCACAGGTCTAGCATCAACATGCATACTTTGCAATTTGGTTTGAGAGCCTTAGAAAAACTAAACGATAACTTCGAACAAGTCTTTTTCATTCCAGGTAATCATGATCTTTATTATCGTGATCGCCGGGATATACATTCTGTAGAGTGGGCGAAGCATCTGTCAAACGTACACATCGCTAACGACTGGATAGTCGAGGGTGATGTAGTAGTTGCTCCGTGGCTAGTTGGAGAAGAGTATAAGAAACTCAAGAAGTTAAAGGGCAAGTATCTATTTGCTCATCTTGAACTTCCCCACTTCTACATGAATGCTATGGTAGAGATGCCTGATCATGGTGAGATCAATGAAAAACATTTGTCTCACTTTGATCAGGTATTCTCTGGCCATTTCCATAAAAGACAAGCAAGAAAAAATATCAGATATATTGGCAACTGTTTCCCTCACAATTATGCTGATGCTAGTGATGACGCTAGGGGCATGATGGTACTAGCCTGGGGAGAAGAACCAGAATACTATTCTTGGGACGCCCAACCAGTATTTAGGGTTTATAAATTAAGTGATATATTAGATGATCCAAAAAAGTTATTAATTTCCCGAGCCAGTGTTAGAGTTCATTTGGATATAGACATATCTTATGAAGAAGCCAACTTCATTAAAGAAACATTGATTCCCGAATACAGTCTAAGAGAGATGTCACTAATACCTATGAAGATGGAACAGCACTCTCAGGATCTTGCTCCGGGTGAATTGAAGTTTGAATCTGTGGATCAAATTATCATAGATCAAATCAGCAATATTGAAAGTCAGTTTTATGATCCAAGAATACTACTAGATATCTACAGGGGTTTATGAACTTATGTCTAAGATAGACGATTACCTGTCAGCTGTTGATCAAACGTTATGGGAAAATAAAGATTGGGTCACCTATATAGGTGAAGATATTGTTGTAATTGATTACTTAAAAATATACTACTTTTTACCTACCCCTGAAGTACAAGAGTTAGTTATAAAATCATCCCCTGAATTAAGTAATATGGATTCCATAGTACGCGGAAGAAGACTAATAGTACATCCATTATATGCGAGAGAGATTAATAGGTACATTGCTGATTACCTTTCTGAGAAAATAACAAAGAAAAAATTTATTATAGTAAAGGTTCTGTATGAAACAGTACCCGGATTTTTAGAACATGCTAAAACATTCGTCAATTTTCTAGGATATAATCATACTAATTCTTTTTTCATTGCTTCTATAGGTTCTGTAGCGATCCCGCACCTAGAACATAAACAATTTAAAATAAAAACAATCTCAAATCATTGTGTCAATTACTCGGGATGGCATGACAAATTATTAAAAAGTAACATAGATTTTTCTACTATAGAGTGTGACAAGTATTTTCTTTCCTTAGCCAGAAGATCAAGTATTGAAAAGGCAGCATTCACTAGAGAACTATTAATGAATTTCAGTGAAATTTCGGTAGTTTCTCTTGGATTTAAACATGCGAGTTACCTCGCTAATTTTTACAAAAAAATGATGGCTCCTTTTCCCTATCCCATATCAGCAGAAGACAAAGAATATATTCATCATGGTCCTCCCAGCGAGTTTTTTTATAAATGTTTAATAAACGTAGTAGTAGAAACTAATTGTTATAGGATGCATATCTCAGAAAAAACTTGGAAAGCATTTGGTTGGTATCAAGTTCCCATAATATTTGGTTCAAAAGGAATAATAAAAATTGTTAGAGAAACGGGATTTGATGTATTTGACGATATCTTAGAAAATCATTATTATGATGTAGAAGAAGATAAAGATGTCAGGATGTATTCGATCATAAACATATTGAAAAATTTTAAGAAAAAATATCCAACGTTGGATAGTGTTAACCAACTTAGAAGAGATATTTTTCCTAGATTAGAAAAAAATGCAGCACTACTAAAAGAATATGTTGACAAAGAACCAGACGTTTTTGCTATGTGCGGGGGTAATCCATTCGAATGATAACACTTAAAAATTTAACACTTAGAAACTTTTTGTCTATTGGTGCAGTAACCCAAGCAGTCAACTTTGACAGTAAAGAACTAACACTAATATTAGGAGAGAACCTTGATCTAGGGGGTGACGGTGCTAGAAATGGTACTGGTAAAACTACTTTGATTCAAGGCTTGTCTTATGTTTTGTTTGGTACCCCATTAAATCAAATAAGAAAAGATAATCTTATCAATAGAACAAATGGTAAGGGTATGTTAGTCACGCTAGAGTTTAGCGCGAATGGAGTAGAGTATAAGATTGAGCGTGGTAGAAAACCAAACATATTAAAATTCTATGTGAACTCTGACATAAGAGAATCACAAAATGACGCTCAGGGAGAAAATAAAGAAACTCAAATAGAAATCGAACGTGCCATAGGCATGTCACCTGACATGTTCAAACACATAGTAGCGTTGAATACTTATAGCACTCCCTTTTTAGCAATGAGCGCGGGAGAACAGCGTACTGTAATTGAACAGTTATTAGGTATAACTCTGTTGTCTGAAAAAGCAGAAACCGTTAAAAATCTAGTAAGAGATACTAAAGATCAACTTACCGGAGAAGAATACAAAATCAAAGCAATAGAAGAAGCAAACAAAAGAATTGTAGAGCAAATTGATGCTCTCAAAAGAAAACAAAAACTCTGGGATACTAAACACACAGAAACTGTATCAAATCTAACCAGCGAGTTAGAAGAACTACAGAAATTAGACATTCAAAAAGAATTGCAAGGTCACAAGGATCTAGCAATGTTTAACCAGCGTAAGAAAGATATCGCTGACCTTAATAAGGCTATAGACAGAACTCAAAGTGATATAGCCAAAGAAGAAAAGAATGTTAAAAAGATAGAAAAAGAGTTGACTTCTTTGAAAGATAACAAGTGTTATGCTTGTGGTCAAGAATTCCATGACAAGAAACATAAAAGCGTATTGAAAGATAAAGAAAAAGCGTTAAAAGAATCTGTAAAAAATATAGAAGAATGGTCTTCTCTATTACAACAATTAGAAACTACTAAAAATGATATAGGTAAGGTTGGGCCATTACCTAAACTGTTCTATGATACTGAGCAAGAAGCATTTGATCATAGGAGTAAATTAGATAGTCTCATCAAAGAAGTTGATTTGAGAAAAGATGAAACTAATCCATATTCTGAACAAATAGTAGAAATGGAGAAGAACGCCCTGCAAGAAATAAGTTTTGATAATATTAATAAATTAAACAGAGTATTAGATCATCAAAAGTTCTTGCTTGACTTGTTGACCAGCAAAGATTCTTTCATACGTAAAAAAATCATTGATCAGAATTTAAGTTATTTGAATTCTAGATTAACTCATTACTTAGATAGAATAGGTCTACCACACCAAGTAGTATTTCAAAATGATTTGAATGTAGAGATAACCGAATTAGGTCGCGAGTTAGACTTTGACAATCTTTCTAGGGGAGAAAGAAATAGATTGATTCTGGGTTTGAGTTTTGCTTTTAGAGATGTATGGGAAAGTTTATATCATCCTATCAATACTATCTTTATCGATGAATTAATTGACTCAGGTCTAGATACTGTAGGTGTAGAAAACAGTATGGCTATCTTGAAAGACATGTCTAGACGCAGAGAAAAAAGTATCTGGTTAGTTTCTCATCGCGAAGAGTTAGCGGGTAGAGTACCTAGTGTATTAAGAGTGATCAAAGAAAACGGCTTCACTTCATACAGTAGTTCTAATGAAGTATTATAAATTTTTCGGCTACAAAGATAAACACTAATTACAGTATGCCTAGTCCACAGAAAGCAAAAGGAAACAATTTTGAAAGAGAGATAGCCAATTATCTTTCTGACTTGTACCAAGAAAGTTTTATCAGGGCTCCAGGCTCAGGTGCTTATGTAGGTGGTAAGAACACTAGCAGAACACAAATATTACACGAAGGGCAGATACGCAGTTTCAAGGGTGATATCGTACCCGGACAAAGTTTCAATTTAATGAATGCTGAATGCAAGAGTTACAAAGACTTTCCTTTTCATCAAGTACTAGCAGGAGAATGTAAAGTATTTGACGATTGGTTAGGACAAATGCTGACTGTAGCAGAACCCAGTGATTTAAATATTTTATTCATGAAATTTAACAGGAAAGGTAAATTCGTAGCAGTTCAATCTAATAAGACTTATGTTACTGATCACTTTTTATATTACACTTCTAAAGAACACGGCGATTGGATAATTATAGAATTTGACATCTTTTTTAGGCTCAACAAAGACATCTTTAAAGCATATTGTGGCACCAATAGTACTAATATAATAGATTTAAAAACTTCTGAAAATTAGTTTGGTCGGGGCACCTCGACTCTCCTTGAGCCAGTCTAGTACTACTAGTTACCGGCAGAACTGGAGCAGCGTGTAGAGATACACGGAATACCGACAGGGCAATCGACAGGTTAGCGAACCCTGAATGAGTTTGTATCTATTCTGTTTTGATGATACAAAACATGCGTTGCTTGAGTAATACTCAAACTACAGTCCCAATAAACTTTATAGGGCAACCGGTAGCGTTGTGCAGCAAATAGGCTAGTGTGACGGGGAATAAACAGCATGGATGATGGGCAGGCAAGTCTTGATTCTGGTAGTGCTTGTAGCACTACCATGGACATCCGAGGCGGCAAGTATTTAACATTTAATAAAAAAGACAACACCAAGCGAAGCCGGAGGCAAGCGCAGGTGTTAGTTGTCCAAAGGACAACTCTAAAGTTAAAAGAAAGGCATTTGAGTTTTCTTAGTAGTTTCTAGATTGGCTTCAACTATTTCTGATATAAGAGTTCTCTCATGATCGGACATATTTAATACGTCTTCATAGGACACACTGCCTCTCATATACCAAGCAAGTTGTAAACAATTCTTTCGTATAGTAGATACGTCTACATCAAATTGATCAAATAGCTTCTTTATAGACTCTGGTGTCGAATAAAGAAGCCTTAGTCGAAAAAATTTGATAGATTCAATCCATATTCTTGTTCATATGAATGCTTGCAGTCGGGGCATATTATAGTCACAGGTTTTAATTCCGTAGCATTTTTTAATTCAATACTCTTGTCTCTGACAGCATTATATAAACTACTATCGCAATTGACTAAGAAATCCAATATTAATCTCTTATCTTTAACTATAGTTTCTGGGGTTCGTATGTATTCAATTGCTCCAGCAACTACACGCATAGTGTGTTCAGTAATCTTTCTTACTGCTTTTTCTAAGCCTTTGGCTTTTTGCTCGTCTGGTAAATCTTTGTTCTTATCTAGATCCATTAGTTCTTTGTTAATAGTAACTTGACTGATACCAGCATCATTCATTTCTTTGTATATTAATGGTCTAAATCTTATGTATAGATCACTAAAAGGATAATCTTGTTCATAATCTGCTTCTTTCAATTGAGATAGCACAGGAATTAAATCTATTCCAAATTCAGACTCTTCCTCACAGTTTGGACATTTAGACATTATTTTATAAATGCTTTGATTAGATGCAGACCTGATCGCTATAAGAACAGCATCAAAGTCAGAACTACTGATCTTCCATGGGTCTTTAAAATCAGGAACACAACTCTTGATGATAGAGACCATTGCTTCTCCGTTGAACAAAGCGTCTGGAGTTTTTGCTGTAATTTCGTCTAAAGCAGTCATTGGATATACTGCTATTTCACCCGATGCTGGCATAGTTAATACATCAGGGGTGTATCTCTTGCCGCCACTGGGTAGTTTAATGTACACGGCAGGTTTACGGAAATATCTTTTTAACGGGTTATCGCTCATGGTTTGTCCTCTTTTAGGGTATGTTTTTCCAATACTAAATACTTTATATTTATACGGGTAAAACCGTAGTCAAACAAAATTTTAAGGATGACGGACATGCTAGGCGGTAATGACGAAAACGTACTCAATACTGAACAATTGCAAGAACAAATAAACGCTCTTGAAGAACGTTTAAGACGATTAGGTGATACTGGACTAGCAGCCGCTGATGGTTTACAAGAAGTCAGCGCAGCCGGTAGTTTGGTTGCAGAAGCAGAAAGAAAAGCAGCAGAAGCACAAGCAGTCAAAGACAGAGTAAAAAATGAACTTGCGAATACTACAATCAGAACTACTCAAAATGTTATTAATGCCCTAGAAAGCACTGAGAAAAGTTTCAAAAAATACAATGCTGCTATAGATGCTGCTACTGACGGTGCATCAGGAATAGTATCACAATTTGGTCTTATGGGCAAAGTGCTTGGGGTTGGTATACAAGCATTGGGTGCATTACAAAAAGAAGTCAACATATATCGTGACGCAGTAGTTTCATTGAGAGATGCTACATTTAAGTCTGGTGCTGGTATGGGTGCTACTGGCGAACAGATGAAAGCATTGGCTAAAGAAGCCGGATTCACTTACCATAACATGGACAAACTAAACTCTACTATGAAGGGTATGAGTGGATCTTTCAGTGTATTCTTAGGTGGTGCTGATTCAGCCGGTGAATCATTCATGAAGATGACTAAGGTCACCGAGAAACAACGAGCAGAGTTTAGTAGATTAGGTATTGGTTTCGAAGAGTTAATGGAAATGCAAGCCGGTTACGCTAAGACAGTAGCAGCCACCGGACAGATGTTCAATAAAATGAATGTTGAAAGTGGTCTTCAAGCGTCTATAAGCAGACAATATGTAAAAGATTTGATGATATTGTCAGAAATCACAGGTAAAAGTGCAGAAGAAGCCCAAAGATCCATGGAAGCACAGGCTGCGTTAGAAACTGAACAATTACGATCGGCTGGTGTTATGGCAGAGGCTGCAGAATTAGAGAAAAAGGCTAAAGAAGCGGCAGCTAGGGGTGATGAGGAACAAGCGGCTAAATTGAGGAAACAAGCAGCAGAAATGACAGCTGCTGAACAAGTAAGATCAGCAGAAATAGCAGCAGCAACAATTGGTATGTCTGATGAAATGAAAGCAGGCTATATCACACTTATGAATACAGGTGGCGCGGCTATAGATGAAAATTCTGCTAAAGCAATGATGATGATTGAAAGAGGTGGCAAAGATGCTGCACAATTGGCAGAAAAATTAACTAAAGATACCGCAGAATCTGCTAAGAAAATAGCAGCAGCAGGATCAGAAGAAGAACGCAAAGCTATCCTAGATGCAGAAACAAAGACAGCACAATTACGCGCAGCCGAAACTTCTCAGGCTCTAAAAGAAGGTGCGATGGCGGGAATTCGTGAACTTGGTCCTGTAGTAATGCAAGCTATGGGTGTACAAGGATTAAAAGATGCGGGTTTTGACACAACTCAAGCAAAACGCGGAGGTATAGATGAAGTAGAGGCAATGAAAGAGGCCCAAGAAGCCAGAGATAGAGCAACAGAAGCAGGCACCAGTGCTATAGCAGACGCAGAAGCAAGCAGACAGGAAACAGAAATTAAATTCCGAAAGGGAATGGAAAGTATGGTTGAGAGTTTATCAACTCATAAGAAAGCCCTAGATGCGTTAACAATCGCTACAGGCGTTTTAACTGCTGCTTTCGTTGCTTATAAAGTGGCTTCAATGTTTAAAGGTGGTGCAGCTAGCGCAGCATCTACCGTTGCTGGAACAGTTATGGGTGGCGGAGGCGGTGGTGGACTTCCCGGAGCTGCAAGTGGAGGAATGGGACGTTTAGCCAGTTTAGGTACAGGATTGAGTGGTTTAGGTAGAGGTCTAGGTGAAGGAATAGCAGGTTTCTTTAAAGCATTTGGTGGTCCACAGGCTGGCCTAGTACTTGCAGGTGCAGGAGTATTTGCCGGTGTTATAACATTGCTTGGTGTAGGTATTGCTGCTGCTATTGCTGTAGTATCACTATCTTTACCCCTTTTGGCTAAATCTATACAGAAGTTTGAAGAGCTAGACGGAGAAAAGTTATGGGCTGTAGGTAAGGGTGTTCTTGGATTAGGAGCAGGATTAGCGGTATTTGGTGCAGGCGGTGTAGCCGGCGGTATAGGAAATATGTTAGGTGAAGCAGCGGGAGGAATTACTAAATTCTTTGGTGGTAAAGATATTATGGGTAAATTAAAAGAATTTGCAAATTTAGATATTAAAGTTGATGACTTCAAAGCAAAATCTGAAGCATTAGAAATATACGCAAAAGCAATGGCAACTTTAGGTAAGGCTAAAGGATCTGTATTTAGCCGTAAAGTAGACTTTAGTGGCCCTATTAAAGGAATGGAACAATTATCTAAAGCACAAATAAGCGTAGAAAATATAGAAAAATACACTCCTGCACTAGAGATGTTTATAAAGGCACTAAACAGATTCCAGCCGCCAAAGACTGGTATAGTAGACGGACTATTAGCGGCTTTTGGTAAAGAGAAAAAGATTGTTCTACCAGTAGATAGTTTCAAAGAATTCGTAACTAGTATATCAGGTTTAGATGCTGATCCTGAAAAGATTAACGCATTTACTGGGGCACTTGCTGTATACATACAAGGTTTATCAAAACTAGAAGGAATGAAACCTTCATCTGGTGCTATGAAAATTGCTACAGGTAACATTGATGCAAAAGGATTTGTTAAGTTCTTATCTGATTTAGGTTCGGAAGGGGCTAAGATAGATGTAGAGCAATTTAAAGGCACTATGGAAATGTTTAAAGCATTTACTAGTGCTTTGTCAGGAATGGATTCTATAGCAAAGGCAGAAGACTTTGATTTCGAAAATGTAGCAGAAGAAATAGTTTATGGTTTAGATGAGTTTGACGTAGGATTAGATGACAAAACAATAAAGGCTAATATAGAAACAGCAAAAACGTTTCTTGCTATGTTGAAAGACTTAGGAGGTGTAAGTAATCTAGAAGCTCTTGAAAATTTTGACTATGAAAATGTAGCAGAAGAAATGATATATGCCTTAAGGGAACTAAGTGATGATGATGATGTAGACAAAACTAAAATAGATGCTAATATTCCTTTGATAAAACAATTTATGGGAAGTCTTAAAGAGTTAGAGGGAATAGGATTACCCTCAAAAGAATTAGCAGACTATCCTTACGAAGACTTAGTAAACAATATAATGAATGGTATAGTAGATGTAGGTGACCCAGATGGGTTTAACCCAGATCCAGAAAAATTTAATAAAAATTTACCATTAATGACAAATTTTCTACTTGAAATAAAAAAACTTGGAGGAATAGCATTACCTGATTCAAAAATAGCAGACTGGCCGTATGAAACTTTCGTAGAAGGTGTAATGGAAGGAATTGATGAAGTAGACGATAATGGTATCAATGAAAATAGATTTGATAAAAATCTGACATATATGGACAAATTTTTTAAATTTTGGACTAGCGTAAAATGGCAAGAACTAACATCATCTGTTAAAAATTTAAAAGATTTCAAGATTCCAGATAACGTATATAAAGAGTTTGAACGTTTAGATAGATTAGCATTAAAACAAAAGATAATGGAACTAATTGATAAAGCATCAGACTTTACTTCTGGAGGTACGAGCGGAGGTGGCGGTGGAGGTATGAGCGGAGGTGGAGGTATGAGTGCCGCTTCAAGAGGCCCATCTACAAGAAGAAGAAAATCATCTGCAGCCAGTACGTCCGGTGGTGGAGGAAGTAGCAGCGATGAAACAAACGTCGGCCTGCTAGAAGGATCACACGCTCAAGAGAAT